ATGACAGAGATTGTTGTTGAGAAAAAGCCGATTGTGATGAGTACGAGCAAGGCTGATGAGTTTTTTAAGAATTTCCCCAAGGATAAGGTAGTAGCGTATAAGGACTATTGGGAAACTGTTCGACCCAAGACTGACGAAGATATTTTTCGTCGCTATCTCTTTAGTTTCATGAGCGTTCATACAACATGGAAATCCAATGTTAATGGATATAATGCTATCAAAAATTTTAGCGATTGGATGGATAACAAAGAGACTCTGAGGGAGAAGATCAAGAATAGTGGTTGTGGACTCTATAATAATAGAACAAAATTTATTTGGGATTTTAAGGATCAATTTTGGGCTAACCCTAAAGACTTCTATTTTACAGCTAAAAAGGGTCATGTTAAAAAGAGAGATAGTATTGTAAATAAGATCAGCGGCTTAGGTTCTGCAAAAATTTCATTTTCTTTGGAACAAATTCATCCTAATGAATGTAGAGTATTCTGTGGAGATACTCATATGCTTGAATTGTATGGAATGAAAACTCTTACATATCAGAGTAAAACAGGACTGGCTTTGTATAAGAAAATGGAAAGACACTGGAGTATTAATTGCGGAAAACTTAATGTTCCATTGTATATTGCTAGATGTATTTTTTGGGACGCAAAACAGAATAAGACTGATTCTCGTTATTGGTCATACGTTTTTGAAGATTAATTCTAGTTTCTGGTGTATACAATAAGCAAAGAGGTATACGCTATGAAAAAACAATGTATAAAATGTAACAAAAAACAAGATCCTGTTAATTTTCATAATCAGAAAACATCAAAAGACGGAAAATCTCCTTATTGCAAATCTTGTCATAAAGAATACAATGTTCTAAGGAGACAAAAGAATAAAAAGAAAATTAAAAAACAACAACAAGAATATAGATCTAAATATAGAGAGCAATTAAACGAAAATAGAAAACAATGGGGACAAGATAATCCAGACAAAGTTGCTATAAATGCCAAAAAGTATAGAGAAAAATATCGAGAAAAAATTAACAAAAGACGACGGCAGAAACGTAAAGAAAATATTAATTTTAGACTAAGAACCATCATTAGTAATCGTATTAGGATGGCTTTGTCTAGAGGCTCGAAAAATAGCACCTCTTATGACTTAACGGGTTGCTCTTGGGAACATCTTAAACTATATTTAGAGAGTCAGTTCACAGTTGGTATGAGTTGGGATAATTTTGGAGAGTGGCATATAGACCATATCAAGCCATGTTGTAGTTTTGATTTAACTGATATAGAGCAACAAAAAATTTGTTTTCATTATACAAATTTACAACCGTTATGGGCAATAGATAATCTAAAGAAATCTGGAAAACACTAAGATGAGCCAAAATGGTAAAGGTTCTAAAAGGCGAGCTAGTCTAGTTTCTCAAGATACTTGGGATAAAAATTACGAAAGAATTTTTAGAAAGAAAAAAGATGGGAAGCATAACAAATCTAAGCGAAAATAAAACACTGTTCATTCCGTGTTCTTGTAAAAGCGAAATTTTAGTGATCGAATATGATCATGAAATTCAATTGGCTGATTTAGCAATATTTGAACATTACACAAACTATAGCCATAAGATGTCATTATGGCAGAGATTAAGGTATTGTTTTAAAGTTTTGTTTGAAAAAAAGCCATACGCTGATCAGATGGTGCTTGATAATAAACAGCTTAAAGATCTACAAAAATTCCTAAATGGACTTAACCTGTAAGGTGTATAGTATGGGGTTATCAAACTCATATCAAGGAGGCTAATCATGGTTGTCAGAACAGCAACAGAATACATGAACGATCAATTAGCTAACAGAGTTAAATCTCTTCAAAAGGCTTTAAATCAAGCTGAAAAAATAATGAATACTCTTGAGACAGAAAATCAAAGACTAAAAGACGTTCTTGCTAACCTAACGTCAGAAAATAATCAAGGTTATATTCTCAATAGTGAGACCTTTAATGAGCCAGTGCTTACAGTCTAAGAATAAGAACAAAAGAATAATAACACAAATTGCGGAATACGAATATTTGGTTGAGGGAGAAAGCGATTGGGCTAAATTTGGTTGTCAATCAGATATTTCAGTGATAACTTCTGCTAACTTAGATGGCGGGCCGTTCTTATTGGTTGGAGATTCTTTCTTAGGCAAAGGAAGAATATCCTCAATACAAAATATTGACAGTGGGCGTGATGGGTATATAATAATTAAGGTTACTCTATACTCTCCAAAGGAAAAATCATGATACACGAACTAATTCCTGTTATCGGCTACCACCAAGCAATGTTAATGTCTGGTTATTCAGACTATCAGATTCAACAAATTATTAAGGGGTCTACCTATGAATCAATTTCACAAAAGCAATAAGAATAGAGTTTTCTTTGGTGTTTGTGGAGGACTTGCTGAAAGTCTAGGGTTAGATGTTTCTGTAGTAAGACTAGGCTTTGTTGCTGGTGCAATTTTTACTGGTAGTATTCTTTTCTGGGCATATTTGCTCATGGCACTGGTTCTTCCAACAGAGGATTAATACAATGGATAAGATAGTTGGTCAGAAAGTATTTTTTACTGCTGATCTTCACCTTGGACATAGGAATATTATAGGATATTGTAATCGTCCTTTTTCTACTGGTGGAGAAATGGATGCAAAAATTATTTCTTCTATAAACGAAACGGTTGGACAAAACGATATTCTTTATATTATAGGAGATTTCTGCCATAAAGGCGGAACTGCTCTATCTTATAGAGAAAGAATAGCCTGCCAGAATGTTCACATTATTCTTGGCAATCATGATGAACCAACTAAATTTACTAGTGGATTCTCTAGTGTCTCTGATCAGAAAATGATTCTGTATATTAATCAAAAAATATTCATGTGTCATTATCCTATGAGAAGTTGGTCTGGTAGCTATAGGAAAAGCTGGATGCTTTATGGTCATGTTCATGGCAGACTTCATCGTGAGGACGTTGCTTCTGGAACGCTCACGCTTGATGTAGGCGTGGACAATAAAAGAGATGGGGTGGAGTTTGGTACTCCTTGGAGTTTTAAAGACGTTCAACAACAATTTCTGGCGAGAACGAAAAAAATTTCAAGGTCGCCCATTGACATTGACGATACAATGCTGTATAATCGAAGGAACAACGCAAGGTAAGATCAGTCATGCGACTGAGCCTTGCTTGTAAGATTGGTTAATAATTTGGAGGATTTTATTATGGCTGAAGTTACTACTACTGAGAAGCAGAGTCGTGTTCGTTGCAGTGATGACCAGTTCCTTGAGGCAGTTTTTTCCAGCAAGACCTATGCTGAGATTGCGTCAAAGACGGGTCAGAAGATTGCTAGTACGATGGCTCGTTATGCTCGTACCAAGTCTGCTCTGGTTAAGAAGGGTATCGAACTGCCCGCAATGGAGCGAGCAAAGCCGGTAAAGACTGTGGATAATGTTGAGGCTATGGCTGAGACTGTTCGCCGTCTAAAGGCTGCTCATTCTAACGGTTGATTTTAAAAACCAAATGCTTCCAACTACATCCCTCATAAATATTGGTAGAGACACATAGACAAACATCTAACCAATCGTTATGATATGTAGTTCGGAAGTGTTATGGGAGCATAGCCCAATTAGGCAGAGGCAATGGACTTTTTTCGTTAAATTGAGTGCTTAAAGAGAAATCTTTAAAGTAGAACTTGTCAAAGTCGGTGAAGGCTTAACTGCTAATACCGAGCCAAGCTTAATAGAAATATTATGAAGGTGTAGAGACTTGACGGCAGGAACCTAATGTTGTGTAACTATGGTTAAGGTAAAGTCCAGACTACAAACAGAAATGGTAACGAAAGTTATAGTAGTACGAAAATCCATACAGTGAGGGTTCGATCCCCTCTGCTCCTACTTATTTTTCCCACGATAATTATCAGTTAAAGCATGACAGTTTGGACAAAGTAAAATTAGATTAATTAACTCGTTATTATAATGATCTCCGTCAATATGATGGAGTTCTAAAGGTATAGAGTAATTTAACCATTTGGTTTGTTTGCATTTAGAACACTTGTGTTCAAAAACATTCTCAGACAATAATCTTTTCTTTAGCCTAAAACTCTGAACAACAGAATTCTTAGTGAGATAAAAATGGACAGATTTTTTAGGGCCAGTAATTTTTCCTTTATTCCAAGACTGACCCCCGAAATGAGAAGTATCAATACTATATTTAGCTATTCTTCTTTTAACTGTTTGATAATTACCTCCAGCCGGAACAATACCAAGCTTATCCAATACTTGCCTAATTGAACGAGAATTTTTAACAGCATTTTTTAAATTATCGACTGAATATTTATGTCTTTCCATAGTTGACTCCTTACTAGGTATAGGCTATAATAGTAGTACACCAAAGCGTTTGCAGGATATAAAATCTTATGACATTCGACCACTGGATAAATGAAGTTGAAGGATATAGCGTCAGACACGAAAGAGCTATGAGCGACATAAGAAATTGTGTTGCAAAAGGAGAAACTACCGATATAATCAAATGGTTGATGGCGGCGTATGCTATGGGCCATGAACAAGGTTATGATACTGGATATCATGACGCTAATGAAGAATGTCAAGAAAAGTTTGATGAATATCGAATGGGAGATGACTTTTAATTATGAAAATTCACAATAGAACACACATCACAATGACTCCTGACGATGTTAGAAAAGCTATTGAGAGATATATTGATGATGAGATTATTAATGCTGAAAATGGTTGTGATATTAAGTTTATTGTACATGATATTTATCAGAAAGATAGTTTGACCGGATATTATAAGTCAGAATTTGTTGGTGCTGAAGTTGTGGTGCGTCCTAATGAAAGCTGAATTTTTAATGGGCAAGGCATCTAAAGATAGCCCATATATTCCCAAAAGGGGAGAAACTATTCAGTATGATAGGCTAGGTGATGGAACTTGGTTAACCATTCATGTTGGTGATGGTAAAACCCAGGTTAAAGATTTACCAGCAATAGCTGACTATGATATTCATGAAAGAGTCAGAATCTTGGAAGAAAAGATAGCAAAGCTAGAAAATGATAGAAGAGTATGAAAACTGGGAAGATAGTATAAGAAGGACTTTTATAGAACTGGCAAATTATATGAATAAACATTCTGATCCTCTTGAAAGTATTATTGATTTTGCATGGAGTGCTGGTGCTGATCTTTTCTTTGTGCAAAATGCAAAGGACGAACTTAAAAAACTAAGAGAAAAGAATAAAGAGTGGGCAGCAGAAGTTTATAGGGCTAATGAATTTGCTGTTCAGCAAACTAATGAGTATCTAAAAATATCTCAACAGATGCAAGAATTAAAAAATTCCCTTGAGTCTTAATAGGAAAAATCATGAGTAATAGTTTGTGTAATGGTAGGATTAAGAATAATAATCCTAAATCCCCCATAGAATATTTCTTGTTGGTTACTGTACGAGAGTTCAGCGACTATGAGGGTGGATCTTATATAGATGAGATTAAAAGTGCTGAACACTTTCTAGATTCAGAAGAAGAGGGTTTGGATGATCCTTATTACCAGATCTATGGAGAAAGATATTCCCATGATCCTGAATATAAAGCTATTTTTCTTGGAGAATTTTACACTCTAGACAAGGCCAAAGAATTTCTCTACAATCTTACTGGCGAAGTTCCAGACATTATCTCTTACTGATATGATTAATACTAAATATAAAATTGATCTATATTCAGACTTTAATCAAGGTGGATATTGTGCTTTGTATAGCATAAATGATCATTCCAATAAAGCTTTCAAAGAATTTATCTCTAAAAGTAGAGCAGAATACGCCAGAAAGATTCAAATCAAATTAAGCAGATATAGTCTTGCACCAAAAGTTTTTTCTAAACTCTGTAAATTGAAATATGAAACATTATTTCCTACCCAAAAAAGCGGTTGGGGATATATTACAGAAAAAGCATTACCGGCTAATCATACAAAAAACACTATGATATTGTTGCAAGATTTGGTGGAAAAGATAGAAATTAAAACCAAATTAAAATTTTGGGATTGTCATTGGCATAATATAGGATTTGTCAAAAGGGGGAAATATAAAAAATTAGTATGTATTGATACTGGCGAAGAAAGTTTCTCTGGCTATAGTAATGCTTGGGGAAATCCAGATCCCGGCCCAAAATGTTCTTATTGTAACACTTATGATTGTAAATGCGAGAAATAAAATGCCATATATTAAAGAAGACTTGAGAAAACAACTAGATAGCTGTATAGACAAGCTGACAGACTGCATTAATACCCCAAAGGGATTGCAGGGTCACATGGACAATAATGAATTTGCTACTATTTTAGGTGATATTAATTATTGTTTTTCTCGTATTATTGGAGGTCTTATGGGAGAAGTATCTTATCCTAAGATTGCTATGATTACTGGTGTATTAGAAAATATTAAGCAAGAATATTATAGAAGAGTGGCCTCAATTTATGAGGAAAAAAAGATTATTGAGAATGGTGATATTAAAGAATATAAACGCCTAAAATAAAGAGGCCAAAATGTCTAAAAATATTGACGATGTAATTAGAGAAGTAATGAAAAGCAATAAGGAAATTCATAATATAGATAATCATGTATCTAAAGACATGGCAGAAATGAAAAGACAGATCAAGAGTCTTGAATCCAAAATACTAAGAATGGACGAAACATTACAAAAGGTTTATGATACATTAGAGGCTATAACAATAGCTCTTCATGATGCCGAAATAGAAGAAGCCATGATGGAAGATTTAGAAGAACAAGAAGAAAACGAAGATTGGACTCCATACGAAGATAGAAATTTTACATTCGACCAAGATGACGATGAAGAAGATCTCTAATGGCTAGTTTAGCTCTGCTAGTATCAATAATTTTTTTATCTGTACTAATTATAGGACCATTAAGTTATCTTCTCTCATTATTCCCTTGGATGCCAAAATTTGTTGTCTGGATCATGGGCCTCCTCTGCATATTCGTTGGAGGCATGACATTCACGTTGCCCGTAGTCTTTTTAAAACTTTTGGGTCTGATAGACATAGCCATAGGCTTTAAAATAATAGCCGACAGACGAGAAAAAAAACTGATGCTTGACAAGACGGTTTGCCGATGATATACTTGAGCCATCACAGGAACGATAACACTTTTGGAGAAATAAGATGAAGTTGGCAGATAGGACGATTGAGACTCACAGCGTTGGAGTTGCGAGTAGGAATCAGTTCAATATTGCTCAGACGAGCAAAATGTTTAAAATCCTTTCAGACTCTCTTTATTCTGATAAGGTTATGGCTGCAATTCGTGAGCTTTCTACTAATGCTTATGATAGTCATATCTCTGCCGGTAATAAGAACCCCTTTAAGGTAACTTTGCCCACCGCTGCTAATCCCACCTTCATGGTAAGAGATTATGGTACTGGTCTTAGTCAGGCCGATATGGAGGACTTGTATACAACCTATGGAGCATCCAACAAGAATGATAGCAATGATTTTGTTGGTTGTCTTGGTCTAGGTTCTAAGAGTCCGTTTGCATATACCAAGAGCTTTACTACTGCGTCATACTTCAATGGAAAGAAGTATACCTATATTGCAGCGATTGATGAGAGTGGTGTTCCTACTCTGAATCTTTTCAATACTTCAAATACCTCTGAGCCGAATGGTCTTGAGATTAGTTTTGCTGTTAAGCAGCATGACTTTCAAGAGTTTACAGACAAGGCTAAGAGAATCTTCCACTATTTCCGTATGAAACCCATCCTTGAAGGAGGTATCGGGAATAATCTGCAAGATCATAAGTACAGTAATACGAACATCATTATTAGTGGTGAGGGCTGGAGGGTTTGCCGACTTAATAATGATAACAACTATTTTCCTAATGGTTATCATCGAATTGATAGCGGCATCGTAGCTATCATGGGTAATATCGCCTATCCTGTTCAGACCGCACAGATTGTTGGTCAAGAGAAAGATGAGATGCCCGATCATATCCAGAAGTGGAATAGGGCTTTCCAGAAAGCAGATATTGATTCTTGGAAGAGCTTTGTGAGCGAGATCATTAACTCTGGTCTTTATCTGGAGCTTGATTTTGGTATCGGAGAACTTGAAATGGATGTTTCACGCGAAGGTTTGCAGTATACCAAGGATGTTATCAAGACCCTGCGTAAAAAGACTCAAGAAATTTACATGGAGATGAAGGAAGAATTCTCCAAGAAGATTAAATCTGCCCAGAATAAGGTAGAGGCAATTACTTCATACTATACTATGAATGAATTGGCTGGCGGCTGGGGTGTTGGTGCTACTTGGACTGATCCCAAGGGCAAAGATCATCCTATCAATTCTGGCAATGACTTGGAATATAAAATTCCTGCGGGCAAGAGTCTGTATGTATTTAATTACAAGACTGCTGGCTATCGTTCTCGTCGCCAAGTTGCTCTCACAGATAGAATCCATCACGAAACACTTACTGGTAAAGGTTCCTATTATTGGAATAACCAGAAAAAGAAGGGTAAGATGAGTTTCTTTGTGTGCGATGTTGCTAGTGAAGAAAGCGCCAAGAAGATTCTTACAAGGTTTTGTAATGCGAACGATTGCTTTGCTTATCTGATGATCGACACTAAGGATCATACCAAAAGCAATGAGGGTTTTGATCAACTAATCGAAGATGTTGGTGCTGAAAATCTTCTCAAAGTTTCAGACTATAAGCATCTGACACAAAGTTCTGGCCCAAGAAAGTCTTATAACAGAAATTCTAATGGTAGTGTCAGCGATCAAGATGTATTCTTTATTCACGGTTATGATAAGGATAGTAAGCAGATTACGAATCCTTATAATGATGCTACATATCTTAGAATTCTTTCAGAAGAACAACTGGAAGATTTTCTGGAACAAGATGAGATTGTTTATGTCCCCATGTTGAGATATGGAACAGAATCTGAGTCTGGTTGTCCAGAGATTTGTAGCATTACTAGAACTCTCCAAGAAGATACTCTGAAGAGCATAGTCAAGGATTTGGTTGGCAATAGTAAGATTTATGCTATCAAAACAGCTTTCGTTAAAAAGCTTGAGAAAGATGGCTATAATCTTGTTAACTTTAATGACTTTTTGAAGCGTCAACTCAAAGTTGTAGCACAAAAGCACTTCAAGAATCTTGCTTCTATTAATAAGCTTGTTGAATATTGCAAGAAGGATTATGCAACAGAAGAGAAGATTTCTGGTGGATACCGATATTATCAGCATGGGACAACAGATAAACAGTTTATGTTTCATATTCTGAATATCTTTGGTCTTGATTATGACAAGTTTATTAACAACAAGACTCTTGTTGATTGCTTGAATAAAACTATACTTACAGAGTTCTTTGCTCATACTGTTCATGTCAGTCCTTTTAATATTCCACGATTCAGTCAAACAGAATATCTTTCCCATATCTCTAAGCTTATGAAAGAGGCTGGGATTGAAGATGTTGACAGTAAAGAGATTCGTAATGCTAATTTGGCTTATAATACTTTGACACGTATGATTACTGATCATTTGTATTGTGTGCCGAATACAGACAAGGCAGAAAGTTTTGTCAAAATTATTCGTGGAACTTCTACAGAGGATCTTAAAAAGTGGAAGATCTCTGAGATTAGGGAAAAGATTAAGACTGAGGTAGACAAGAACCCTATGCTGAAACTTATTATGGGTAATCATCAAGTCTCTGGTAATCTGGTAGACCTTAAAGCTAGTCAGAATCCTATCATCGAAGATCGTTCATATTATGGAAAGCAGAGCAGGGATTGGGTTGAGCAGATGAGCCAGGAAAATATTGACCTATTTAAGATTCAGTTGAGTAGTTTGATCAAGTAGTCAGAAATTTCTCAAGACCCCTTGACAAGCTTGCCGATTAGTGTAAAATGACAGTATCACAGGTATCGTAACTAGAAACTAGGAGTTTGAATTATGGCTGTTCCGTTTATGTTTGTGGATGGTAATTTGACGCTGGTTCTTAATAACCAGAGTTATCAAGTGTTGCCAGATCATATCAACTATAAGTTGATTCTGGAAAGACTACCCTCTGCTACGGCAGAGGAACTGTTGGAAGTTGTTGATGTTCAAAAAGCTGTTGCTACTTTCAGCGATGGTCTTGTGGAAATCAAGAATGGACAGGTTCTTTATGAGGGTGAGGAAGTTCATGGTAGTATTAGTAAGCGTATTCTGGAGTTTATGAGCAAGGGATTGCCGTTTCAGCCCCTTGTTAATTTCCTGAATAATCTCATGGAAAATCCAAGTATGCAGAGTCAGAAGGAACTGTATGATTTCCTGGAGCATGAACATCTGCCTATCACTGAGGATGGTTTCTTCCTTGCTTATAAGGCTGTTCGTTCAGACTTTAAGGATAAGTATAAGGGGGTTTTTGACAATAGGGTTGGTCAGGTATGCCAAATGCAAAGAGCAAAGGTAGATGATGATCGTGGTCGTGGTTGTTCTAATGGACTTCATGCTGGAGCATTGAATTATGTTGCTGGCTATGGTAGTCTGGAGGCTGGCGACCGCATCGTGATCGTCAAGATTAATCCCAAGGATGTTGTGAGTGTTCCTAGTGATTGTAACTATGAAAAGCTCCGCACTTGTCGCTACGAAGTAGTTGGTGAGTACGAGGGTGAACTACTCAAGCCTCTTTATAAAGCTGATTTTAGTCAGGACGATTATGAGGATGACGAGGACGATTATCTTAATGATTATGATGAGAGTTATTGGGATCAGTTTGACGAAGAAGATGAAGATGAAGAAGAAGATGAGGATTATGACGATGAGGATGACCAGTATTGATTCTTGATAGTCAAGGTGGTGTTTGGAACTTGTAAGATAGTAGCTATATAGTTTTTACTATCGTACAATAACGGTTCGATTCCGTTACCATCTTTTAAGATATTGCTTTTGATAGTAGTGTTTACTATCCCAATATCAAAAATGTAGGTAGGAAGTTGGAAAAAGGAATAACAAATGTTTAGCGATACTTTGGCTTTTAATCCGTTCGATAAGACACATAGTGCTATTGGAACAAAAGATCAGATTGCTTTGCGAAATAAGTTTTTTGATTCTTTTGGTGGTCAGCAGATTTTTTGCTATAATGGTGATCCTCGTAAGAAGATCAGCAGCATGAATCATACGGATCATCTTACTACCGTTGCTATTGCAAACGATAGTCAGGGTGCTGATGCTTATTTCTATGTTAATGGTGGACGTAAGCAATATGCTATTAGTAGAATTCGTGCTTGTTTTGTTGATATGGATGCTGGGCGAGATGATCAGGGTCGTTATTTTAAGCCTAGTATTGTCATGCAGAAAAAGAAGGGATTCTTGAACCAGATCAATAGCTTTCCTGTAAAGCCAAGCTGGGTTGTTGATACTCGTAATGGTTATCAGTGCTATTGGATTCTAAACCAAAACAATATAAATCCTCACAAGACTTATTGGAATGGTATTCAAAAGAAACTTGTAAACCATTTTGGTGGTGATGCAAGAGCTATCAAGATCAATCAGATTTATCGTATTCCTTATACTTGGTGGAGAAAAGGTTGGGAGGGTAAGCAACCTTACTTTACTAGTATTTTGTCGGGATCAACTGGTAATCCGATAAATGTTGAGCAACTTAAACAGGCTCTCGACGGTGTTTCTGCTGTGGTTAATATTATTACCAATAAGACTAGTGACGAATGGTTTAAGGAGTATGCTAAGGCTTATAAAAAGTCTGACATAACTGGAGTTCCGGTATCAGTAAATGTTGCAACAAACATCCTGAATCAGATGAAAACTTTGAATCCTGAGACATATACCAATAGCACAGAAAATACCAAGCCAATTTATGGTTATGCTAGTGGCAGTGTCTTTCAAAAGGCTTATGGTGATCCAGTGCCAGTATCTCCTGTGACTGAGGACGATACAGATGCTCTTGAGTCCGTTCCTGTTGATGCTGGAGACGAGGATTTAGATCTTGATGGTTCCCAGACCAAGCTTTTAAAGACGGTTGTGGAGTTCCTTAATCAAGTCTCAACGCCCCTCTACTTTAGCAACAACAGATTTCTATCTAATGCTGCTAAAGAACTAGCGTCTAAAATCAGTGATAAATTTTGTATCGGGTGAGGGTTCCGTGTCAGGGGTATTGGAAATTCCATACCCTTTGACACAACCGAATAAGGAGAAACCAAATGGGCAGACAGGGCAGACCTACTAATAAGCTTTTGCAGTTTTTGTTAGAGAATGAAGAAGCTAAAAAGAAGTTTATTGAATTGATGAGCGAGCTAGGATCAGCAAGAGATCTTCACTATTTTTTTCAAAAGAATACGTTCTATGGTAACAACTATTATCTTAGTTGGCAAACAATCTGTAATATCATAAGAAGATTAGGCTTTAAGGCTCGGAGAGGACGCAATCGTAAGAATGTAACTTCTCAAAATAGATATAGCTATAGGTAAATACTATGCACGAAGATTATGAAGATGACAACTATGACGATAATGATAGTCAGGACAATCTAGAGAGTCAGTATAAAAAATACTTCAAGTTTGATCCCAATGCTTGGGATGCTTGGGGAAAAATGCTATATGATGCTCTAAACGACATAGTTGAATATCCTTCAAATGTATGGTATATTGGTCCTAGCTTTCCGAAAAGTTCTTTACCTGTGAATGGTTACTTCTCCAAGTCAGGGAGCTTCAAAAACTCCCTGTATTTGGGGAACAACCATTACAAAGAGCCAATATATAAAACCCAATACTTTGTTCATGATAAGATACACAGTGAATACAAAAATCATTTAAGATCAAATGCTGTTCACTTTCTACAACAGCCCAATTACTATAAAGGAATGTTCGATATTTTAAACTAAGGAACAAGGATGTTACCAGCAATATTTTTATATTTAGCAATAACTTGTGGTTCGTTGACAGAAACTCCTTTTATAGCTTATGATTTAGCGACTCATATGAGTAAAGCACAAAGAGTAGAGTGGACAAAAATGACTGATGATTCTGGTAATGTTAGATTTACTATCACTTTTCATAAAATGCCAATACTATCAGAGCTAGGTTTTGAGAGAACCTTTGTAGACAAACATAACAACTGTCAGTCAGAATTAAGGAAATAAATATGAATACTTATTTTGAAGTATATTTTAGTAGAAAAGAATACAACAAAACTTTTAATACAATGTCAGAGGCTACTATGGCAATAGGCAAAGCCATCAACGATGACAGAGTTATAGCTGAAACAATAATGGAAAGAGACAAAAAAACAAATAGAGTCATAACGATTTACAAACCCCAGTTCTCTGCTAAACTGGAATGGACCGATATACCAAAATATGAGGATGGTAACACACTAATATCATGAATAACGATCAATGGTTTTTTATTAATGATTTTGATGATTTTGTTGACCATTCAAGATCTTTAGTTTTTAAGTTTTTTGGAGCAGTAAATGAGGTTGCTGATGATTCTATGACATCATCCATATCCCAAATGAGTAAAAAAGAACTAACCGAAATGGACAAAACATTAACTCATGATGAATCTGCTATCATAATTAAAAATCATGCAAGAAAACAAATAAATAAAAAAACAAAAGAGGTCAGATATTGTTTAACAGACAAGCTTCTGCAGTCTATTATAGAAGATCTGAATAATAGAATGATTAGTAATATACTAAATTCTTTGGTTAATAAGGGAGTTTTAGATAGTGCGTATGATAGCGATCAAAATGACTTTATTTTTTGGGTGAAAGATGACGACGAAACACAAAATAAAAAATCTGAAACCGATTGACTTGGACTTGTCGTTCGGGTATACTTGTCCTAGTTGCTCGACTATCCATTGGGTTAGACTAAAACAGGCACAGTACGATAAGTTTGTTATAGTCTGTGACTGCGACACTATTTTGAAACCCAAGACTGTAAAAGAAATAAAGATTCTTTACAAGAAAAGAAGAGCTTCTGTTAGGGCAGATAGTGTTGATTCTATTAAGAATGAAGAGATTGACCCAAAGGTACTAGATATCTGTTGTAAAGCCTTATTGGCTTATGGTTTTTCTAAACAAGAAGCACAAGAACTAGTAAAAAAAACTTATGCTGATTGTAAAAGTTTGGATTGTTCTACTTTGATTAAATTATCGTTAACTAATTTTGGAGAAAAAAATGTCTAATGCAATTAGGCCAACAAGTTTTGATGGTATTATTGGTCAATCTGATGTTGTGACCAGACTGAAGATCGTGGTTGCTGGTTGTAAAAACTCAGCGGGTGTGATGCCTCATATTTTAATAGACGGCCCTCCGGGGCTTGGTAAAACCACTATAGCGAGTTCTATAGCCAATGAGCTTGGTGTAAACCTGTATACCGTCAACGGAGCATCTATTCGTAGTATCAAAAATATTCTTCCGTATATCATGGGCATTGCACCAAGATCCGTATTATTTATTGACGAAATACATAGGTTGCCTAAAATTGTAGAAGAATTTCTTTATCCTGTGATGGAAGATTTTGTTCTCAATATTACTGTCAAAGATGAAGAAGATAAGGATAAGCCAGAAACTATTGAGTTACCAATGTTCACAATTGTTGGTGCAACAACTAGTGGTGGTTCATTAAGCCAGCCATTCTATGATAGATTTCAAATTAAAGAACATCTATCTTTCTATAGTGTGACTGAACTAGCTAAACTAGCAAGGTTGAACGCTGAAAAGCTTGGACTAAGTATTACAGACGATGATTTGGTAGAAATTGCAAAAAGAAGCAAAGGAACACCAAGAATTTTGAATGGTAGACTACAGTGGTATAGAAACTATACATCTTACTATCATGATCAAGAAGTAAATATTGACAATATTTTTAATAGTCAAGGCATAGACAAAGACGGTCTTGATGTGTATGATAAGATGTATCTTAAGGTTTTAATAAAGTCTGGCGGTTCTGGCCTGGGTCTCAAAAGCATATCCGCATTAACAGGTATTGCTATTGATACTATTGAGAACAGTATTGAGCCTTATCTGGTACGAAAAGGGTTTGTGATTAGAACCCAAAAAGGAAGAGTCATAGGGACATATAAAAATGAATGACATATCAATATCAATAAATATACCAACATTAATATTTTTTTCAATCACACTCCTAGCAATAGGGGTGTGTTTGTTTTTAATAGGCTATTTTATTGGTAAACAAAGTGTTATCGGTGTATCTAATGTTATCAACAATGTCAAACCAACTAGTTTTTTCAATGAGCAATCTAGTAAAAATAAACTATTAAGTATTGATGATACTAAATATGTTGTTGATATTAAAACATCAGACATGGAAAAAAAATACGAATCTTTGGGTGATATTAAAAAATCTGAAGAAAATATAAGTAATTCTATTAATAAGCTTAAAAATATGAAGAGGTGAACTATGGGAGTCGGATTAGATGTTGGTACAAGTTATATAGTTTTATCTAAAGAACATGGAAATAATATTACGTATAAAGATTTTAGGGATGCATTTTATATCATAAGACCAACCACTCCAGTAGCTACCAAAATGATTGAAAAAGGACTGAACGGAAAAATCTTCATAAAAGATAATGATGGAGCATTTATATTACTAGGTAAAGACGCTATAGAAAAAGCTATTGAAAGAAATGATACGGCCAAAAGACCGATGCACAAGGGCGTTGTTTCGGCTAAAGAAAAGGATGCCAAGCGTATTCTTGCTTTTATTTTAAAAGAGGTCGCAGGAACCGCATCTGAGCCTAATGAGAAACTAGTGTTCTGTGTGCCAGCACAACCAGTTGACCAAGAAGATGAGGATTTTGATGTTGGATATCACGAAGATGTAGTCAAGACAATACTTGGTGAATGTGGATATGATGCTCGTTCTATCAACGAAGCAGAAGCTCTTTGTTATGCTGAATTAGATACTGAGGACTATACTGGTATTGCAATTAGTTGTGGCGCAGGAATGACTAATGTTTGCGTTATGTTAAACGGTGAGCCTACGGTGGTATTTAGCACAACCAAAAGTGGAGACTGGATTGATCGTATGAGTGCTGTGGCAACAGGAGAGCCGGATAGTGTTGTTCAAGCAGAGAAAGAGGGCGGCGGTTTTAAAATAGGAGAACCAACAGAGAATCCGGTTTTGGGCGCAGTGTCAGCTTATTATGAAAGATTAATTGATTATACAACAAAACAACTATCTGCTGCATTAACTGGCCATAAATCTTTACCTAAATTTAAAGAGGCCTTAACAATAGTAGTAGCTGGTGGAACATCACAGGCTAATGGATATATTGAAGAATTTACTAAAAAATTACAAGACAATAATTTTCCACTCAAAATTAAAGTAGTCAGACATGCTACGGACCCCTTACATGCAGTTGCTAAAGGTTGTTTAATAGCTGCGAAAGTACTTTGATGTTTAATTTTTTGAATAAACTAAGATATGCTACCAGATCATCAAAATGGACAGAAGTAAGGAAACAACATCTAAAAGAGCATCCTTATTGTATAGCTTGCGGCAGAGACAAGAAGCTGGAAGTACATCATAAAATTCCCGTACATATTAGTCCAGAATTAGAACTAGATCCTTCAAATCTTGTAACTTTATGTTCTGATCCATGTCATCTTTTATTTGGTCATTTAATGAACTTTAAAAGCTATAATAAATCGGTCGTTGAGGACTGTACGGTGTATTTAAAAAAGGTGGTGGATAGACCCTAGACTTTTGCCCAAAGGAGTGATAATGAAAATACTCTCTTTAATATTGGGCATTTATATCTTTATGTTTTCTGTTTTTGGTGGGACTATTGATCCGCAAACGCCAGACTCCAAGTATCTAGAATATGGAGCAAAATTTAATCATGTTGTTAAATTGTGTTGTTTTGATGGTAAAGGGTTCTCTTGTGGATCAGCGGTTGTAATATCTCCTCACTGGATTATAACCGCAGCTCACGTTGTTGAAAATTGTGAATCATGGAAGGTAACTTCGGGGGATAAAGAGTATAATCTATCTAAAATAATTATTAATCCTAATTATAATACCCATATTTTTGGAGAATCAGACATAGCATTAGGTTACAGCACGGAGTCAATTGAGATAAATTATTATCCTCCATTATATGAAAAACAAAATGAAGTAGGTAAATTATGTTGTATGGCGGGCTGGGGGTTAACTGGAAATTTTAATACTGGAACTAATATATCAGACGGTAAAATACGTGCCGGATCAAATTTTATAGACAGAATAGAGAAAAAGGTATTAGTCTGTTCTCCCTCTAGAAGAAATGATAAATTTACAGAATTAGAGTATCTTATATGTAGTGGAGATAGTGGTGGAGGTTTATTTATTGAAGGGAAGTTAGCTGGTATAAATTCTTCTGTTTTGGGGTATGATGGAAAGCCTAACTCTACTTACGGTGATGAAAGTTGTCATACCAGAATTAGTCTTTATGTTGACTGGTTAAAACAAACCATGGAGGAACATAGTGAAGAAAAAAAATAACTGTAGTTTATTACCATATATTAGAGAAGACGTATATGGACTATCTCCTAAAGACCCACAAGTTTTAGGATGGGAATTAAAAACATTTGATATTCAATCTCAGTGGAAATGCTCAAAAGGAGAAGGAGTAAGAATTGCTATTATAGATACAGGATGTGATTTGGATCATCCAGATATTAAAGATAATATTTTACAGGGTATGAATTTTGTAGAGCCAGGAAAAGACCCTATCGACAGAGCTGGTCATGGAACACATACTGCTGGCACAATAGCAGCATCAGATAATGGGCTTGGTATGGTTGGAGTGGCTCCAGAAGCCAAAATAATACCTATTAAATCATTAAACGATAAAGGGAACGGCAATCTAAATGATGTAGTTAATGGAATAATATGGGCTGCAGATAATAGCGCAGATTTTATATCTATGTCTTTGGGATCTCCACAAAATTCGAAAATGATAGAAGAAGCAGTCAGGTATGCTGTTTCTAAAAATGTTATTATGTTTTGTGCTGCTGGTAATTCAGGGCCAGATTCAGAAATAATGTATCCAGCAAGATATGAAGAGACCATAAGTACAGCAGCAATAGACGAAAATCTAAACCGTACAGGTTTTAGTTGTAGTGGAGAGTCTCTTGATTTTCTAGCTCCTGGTCACAATATTTTAAGTTGCGTACCAAATGACTCGTATGCTTTAATGAGTGGAACCAGTATGAGTAGCCCATTCGTAGTAGGGTGCGCTGCTTTATTGCTGGCATATAACAGAAGAACAAACCGATATAAACTAGAAAATAAAGATGACTATTTAAAAGTTTTGGGATCTATGTGCAGAGACATATCTGATAATAAATTTAAATCAAAAAAATATCAGGGTTATGGGATTTTAAATCCTAAAATTTGTTAGGAGCAAATGCTGGAGGACTATTATATAGTTCTGGAAATAATTTTTTAGCTTTTTTAAGCTCTTGTAGTTGTCTTTGTTGTAATTCAAATAATCCAGGGTACTGGTTTCTATTAAATCTGTTATCTGGTAAAACTTCGAAATCATTACGCAAAGCGAACCCTGGGTAATAATATCTTGTATCAAAAGGATTGGGACCTAAAAATCCGTAAACCTGATTCTGTTGATTTGGAATATTGTATTGACAATAAGCTACCGAAGTAGTCAAGAATATCGATAGAGTCAGCAAAAGTTTATACATCGTAGTGTTTCTAGTATGTGGGTTAGTCTCTATCTAGAGTATACTTGATGATGAGAATGTGGTCAAAAAAATTTTTAAGATTATGTATTCCATTCATCAGTATTGAGTAACTTTAGTGTGTGTTCAATTCCATTAAGTCCGTGAATGTAATTTAAATAATACTCTCTTGCGTTATTGCTAATGAATTGTAAAAAGTCTATATCATTTTTTACTTGTAAAAATTTTTGTTCTATAAGCCTAGAGTGTTCTTTGGTTGCATTTAATTCCATTTTATGCTCGATTGGAGGCTGTACTGCTATATAATGAAAATTAGGTATTAAATTAGGACTCATTTCATTAACATACTCAAATCTCAACATTGGAATACCCATAGCCATATACTCTATATCTCTATAGCACAACTGTGCAGATCCAGCACAAGAAAAACCTACTTTATATTTTATAGCTTCATTTGAATAGTTTTCAAAATTACCAATAGAACCTCCTCCATAAAATAAATCTCTATTAAAGTATTTTATCATAGGTCTATGTTCAAGACCAGAACCTCTAAAATAAAACTTATCAATTAATTGAGAAATTTTTTGTCGTTTATGATACAATTCATCTAGATCATATAAATTTGACGGAAAATAAATCCAAGGACTATAGATGGAATCTATTACTTTATTGTAGCAGTGGTGTTGGATGGATTTTCTATTAAACTGAGAAAGAAGAATTCTACTTATGTATTTTTGTGCTACTTCATTATTAAAAAGACCAAGATTAGCATCTGTAAAATAATCACTAACAGATAGTATTTTTAATTGTTTAGTATCATAATTCTCTAAAATCATTTCACATTCTAGCATCAGAGTAGAATGAGAAATATTCATATTATGTTCATCATATAAAAGTTTTATTGGATATCTATTTTTATGACAATCAATAAAATACCTATTCTCAATAATATCAAATTTATCTTTTAAAGTTTCTACTAATTGATCAAAAAAAATATTGTAATATCTGTATTTTTTAGTGCTAAAATTTGTAGGATTATGTATTATAATTTTTGCTGTCATAGTTTATATACAATAAATTGATCAGTAAAAATATTGTCAAGTCCTGAGTTTTCTAGCATATACAAAGCATCTTTATACGTATTGATTAGAGGTTTACCATTCACGTTAAAAGAAGTATTCAGTAATACCCCTATCCCTGATTCTTTTTCAAATTCTGTTAATAGATCGTACAGAAAAGGATTTTGTTCTCTAGTTACTGTTTGGAGTCTGGCAGTACCGTCTATATGAGTAATAGAGACAAGAGGTTCTTTGAATTCTGGTCGCACATTAGCATAAAAACTCATGAATCTACTTTCTCCGTCAAATTCAAAATACTTATTAGCGTCTTCTAATCTGACAACTGGAGCAAATGGTCTAAACCATTCTCTTTTTTTAACTTTCTCATTAAGAATATCTTTCATATTAGGGATAGAAGGATTGCACAGTATGCTTCTATTACCAAGTGCTCTAGGGCCATGTTCTGAGTTTCCAGTTATTGTTCCTGTTATATTTCCATTTTTTAGTAGTTTTGCAGCTTTTTCATGGGAATATATTTCAGAATGTTTATTCTCTATAATTTCATATATCATATATGGATCTAAAATAGGTAAGCCGGAATATGTAACATCTATTTGATTTGAAGGTTTTTCATAATCTAATAACATACCAATTGCCAAACCACAATCATTTGAATTTGGTGCGACAAAGACTTCTCTTTTAAAGATTTTTTTTGTTTTAGTATTACATATAACATTCAGTGCGCATCCACCAGTTAAGCATATGGGGAGATTTGGGTATGCATTAATTATAGGAGTTATTAGCTCAAAAAATACCTCTTCAAATGCTGCTTGAGATGTTGCTGCTATATCTAAAGCTATGTCTCCTTCAAGCCTATTTGATGTGGTGAATATTATTCCAATTTTAGAGCCAACTAGCCCATTAATTTTTGCTAAATAATCACCTCCATGTGGTTTACTATAATAGTAGTCTTTAAAATATGGGAGCCATTCATTTTTAACTTTTCCATATCCGCAAAGACCCATAAGCTTACCAGAATAAACTAAGTTTCCCATACCCAATTCAGATTCAAATTTAATTTCTTTTAAGAAATGACCAAAAGACATATAAGCAAATCCAAAATCTATTTCAATTCGTTTGATATTTTTTACGCTATTTTCTCTGGTCGCATGGAAAATATTAAAAAATCCATCACTACCACCACCATCGTAACTAATAACTATAGCCTCTCGAAAATTAGATTGATAAAATGTTCCAGCTGCATGAGCATGATGATGTAAAGAATTGATTCTGTTCTTTGCGTTTATAAATTTTTCATAATGTAAATATTCTTCTCCATATATCACATCGGTATTCGAGTATATTACTGTATCAAACTCTAAACTGATATTGAAATTAGTATGAATATAATTAAGCATTTCCTGTAAAATAAATTTATTATGATTACATAATAGATATTGAGTCAATCCAAAATTTTTCTTATTAATAAATCTTTCTATTTCTATAACATGATATCTATCTTTGCTTTTGAATGCAATTCCGCCATTATGCGAACCGTATATTCCAATATTATTCATTTTATAGGTATCCGATAATAGGGGCAGCCCAGCCTTTTGATACACTATGCGGCCAGACTATCCAGCTTTTTGGTTTCTCTTGAGTTTGAAATTCTCTCCAAATCTTACAATATCCATCAGGATCATTTTTGAGTCTTTTAATTTCTTCAATATCGGCATCCAACCTAAATATATCTTTATCTTCTTTATCTCTGAAAGCAACAGCCCAAAAGGTATAGTCGTTTTCAGGAACTTGTCCATACTGAATATCTATGCAGTGTTTGAAGATATGAAGTAGGCTCTTATCAAATTCTTCATCCGAAATATTTTTATTTAATGGATCTGGCGGAGATCTATTGTCTTTAACTCTTTGTTGAATAGCCCGTTTTGAAAAACAAAGACCAGAATATATTTCATAGTCTTTTAATGATCTTTTGTCTCCAAAACCATATGGTCCAAAATCGATATCTCTTTTTTCACCATCCATTTCAAAAAGTTTTCTATTTCTATTATGTGCATTAGAATTTTTTTCAGCCCATTTGCTATCATCGTCCCATTGTTTTGTTCTTCCTTTTCTTGTATATTCATGCCAACAATAAATTTTATTAGGATGAAATAGGTCATATCCATGGGTATATGCGCGTACTGCTATACTGATTTCTTCACCATGAAAATAATAATTAGGATCATGTTGAACTTCTTTGGCAAATTCACCAACAGTAAAAGCGAAGTGAGCGCTATAAAATCTAGCGGGTAATGGTTTTGTTTTGTCGTCCCACTCATCAAATGTTGCAGGAAGGAAAAAGACTGCTCCTTCTGGTATAAATCTATCAAAATTCATTTTCCATGGAACATTAACACGCAAAGCTGGATCGTTATCCGGATCAAAACTAGGAATATAGCTTGTGAGCAATGGTTTGGGGTAGCCTTCTTTTTGCAAATCCTCAATAGTCTGTATCAAATCAATATCCCAATTCTGAGCAAATCTATGATGGCTATCTAATTGTAGGGTATATTTTTCATTTTTGTATAGTTGTTGGACTAAATTTCTCGCCCAACAAACACCTTTACTTTGTTTGTAATCAATATCAATTATACGAAACCTATCATCGTTTCTGTAGTCATCCAGATTGTCCCATAAGTCATCTTTACAGTGTTGCCAACACACACCTATTCTTAAATTTTTAGGATATTTAGCCTTATCCAGCATGTCCTTTAATGTTAAAACTAGCTGCGGATCTCTATAAGAAGCGATTTGCACAAAAATTGTATTGTCATTCTTTATTTTAGTTTTCTTTTCTTTCTTTTGCTTCATAAAAATGAACCCTATTATGTGTTATGGGACTAGATAGTAATATTGCAGCACGAACTTTATTTTCTAAAGTTAGATTGTAGATGTGACTCATCCAAGTTTGCTCAAATGGTCTTTCCCATTTAGTATCTAAAAACAACTTTTTATTTCCTTCTTGATCTATTATATGAGGCCAATTAGAGTAGTAAATCTGTCCTTCTACATAAGGAACTCTATTATTGGTTTTTATGTATTTAAATTTAGTAAGAGGTCTTTTATTGATATTACCAAAATATTTAACTTTATTTTCCATTGGAACATTATGCCAACTCCATTGCTCTCCATTATGACCATAAAATTCGCTAAAGCTAAATTTTAGAAAATCATACTCCTCAAGATCCATGATTCTAATAAGATTATCAAAAAAATTATCTACATATTTAGATAGACCAAATGTGCATCTAGTATTTTTTTCTAAATCTATTAGCATATCATCTTCAAAAAACATCATATATTTTGAACCCAATTCAGCAAAATGTTCTGCGGCTAATTGACGACCACCACAAACACCAATATTACCTTTTCTTATTTCTGTAAAACCATATTTAGCGGAAATAGTGTCGTATTGAGGGAATAGTTCTGATTTAGTGGTGTTATTGATCAGGTATTTATCTGTTTTATTGAGAAAGTTTTGATCGTATTGTTCAAATGAATCAATTACCATCTGTAGTTGTTCTGGAGAATTAAAAGCATTAATATAAAGCACAACATTATTATTTTTTGGTTGAATTCTGTTTGAAATTTTTTGTGATAATTTTGTTGTATTATTTTTGACATTTTCAAAAAATGTATTAATTAAACCATTATCTTGTATCTCTTCATATTCATATGTGTCTGGTTCTAGATATGTCATTAGTGTAAAGATACTCTCTTCTGTACCCATAAAACCAGCATCTAATGTGTCTTTCAGCAGGGAATAGTATAGTTGATTTGCTCCAAATATGTATTCTTTATGTCCTCCAAAAAATCCTCCCCTAGCAACTCTGTCTACAATAGGTGAATTAGCAAATTTTTTCATACCCTCAATATTAAAACCATGTATTTCTGTAGTTGTCTCGTACGGGAAGCACACAAACAGAAATTTTTTAACTAATTGCTCAATCTTAGAAATCACCATATCTTGTGCAAAATATCCTGGATGTACGGTATTGGTTAATCCCCCATCTATCCAGAAATAATAATCACTATTAAATGTATTATATATTTTAGCATTATGCAATAAAAACATTTTGCTCATTACTAAGGGATTGTAATACTCTAAAACCGATTGAGTACTATCTTTAAGCCAACCAACTTGGTTTTTCCACTCCTCGTTGTTCCGTATTTGCTGAACTTTATCAAAAAATGGAAAAAAACTACCGCTAAAATTCTCTTTTGTGTGATGATGAACAGCAGTATTAGTCCTATCTCTGTTGCTCCATACTATATCTTCATTATTTGGGTCTATAAAAATAGTCATAGGAATATCTTTGCAAGCTCGCATTAGCTTAACGAAATTGCTGATATAGTGATCAAAATTTCTAGACCACTCCACCGATGCTTGGGATCTACCTAAATCCCATATGCCTGTAACTAAGGTAGTATTACTCATGATATTAGTATATAATAATCTCCGGGGCTGTACAATACTAATTCCGTTTGTCCACCGTGTCAATTTTACAAAATTTTGTTTGGAGCTTGACAGAAATAGGTCCAACCATATAATATCATGGAACCCGATGGTAACTTAAATCAAGATGACTAACGACGAAGACTACAACCCAAAAGCTCGCAAAGAAAAAAGACTACAAAAGTCTAAGGACAAGTCTATGAATAAAGACTTCAAATTGGAGTCTTTTAATGAACAAAAACTCACTAAACAAGAATTCAAAAAGAAAAAGCAAGAGATTGAAGAAGATGAGTGGGAAGATTGGGAGAGGTATTATAATAGATAATGTCAAATTATATTGAAGAATTAGAAAATGGCGAATCGTTTATATTGGATAGTAATAAATTAATAGTGACTTGTGATTTCAAGTCTAATGGTAATAGGTTATGTGTTGATTTAAAAAATGGATCATCGAGATGGCTAGGTGGAAATACTATAATAGATAAAATACAACTCTTTACACTAGATAAAGATAACAACCTAATAGCCATAAAAGAAACACTCAAAGATGACCTTTCTAAAGATAAAAATATTTCTTAAGTCTTTACTTTTCCATGTATGGTCTGGGTTTCCGAAAAGCACCCAATCAGAAATTCTTCAAAGATTCTCGATATGTAAACAGTGCGAAGAATTCAACTCAACCAAAATGGAATGTTGTATTTGCGGATGTAATATCAATACAAAAAAAATATTTATGAATAAACTAGCCTGGGCAGATCAAGAGTGTCCAATGGGAAAATGGGGAAAAATAGGAGAAAATAATGATAACAAAAACCAATAAAAATAACTATATTCTTACCAATAATGACTTATTTGAATCTATTGAGAAAAGAATATCTGCTGGTAATATGGGATCAACAATTTTTGTTCCTCATGTGTGCAATAATATCGATTTATTTGGTGCTGGTTTTGCAGGACAAACAGCCGACCATTATCCTGATGTAAAGACCAATTACCACTTATTGGGAAAAACTTTTCTTAAGAATAATCTTGGACATTCTCAAATTTTAAAGGTCAAAGAAGACTCAAAATATAGACATAAGCTCTATTTTGTTAATATGATCGCTCAGAATGGTATCAGAAATAATTCTAATAGTCGCCCATTAAATTATGCTGCTTTAGTTAGAAGTATGATGTTAGTATCTTCTTTTATACAAAACAATACTGGTTTTGCTAATAAATCAGAAAATATAGAAATTCACGCACCAAAATTCGGTAGTGGACTAGCCGGTGGCAATTGGAATTTTATCAGCGATCTAATAGAAGATATTTGGGGTCGATATACTGTTTTTATATACAATTACAAGAAATAGAGATAATAAACACCATGAAAATATCTGTTCTGGGACTATGGAGAGATTCTGCAAATCATGCCCAGAGAACTCTGGACAATTTAGGTAATATTGTGGCAGATAATCCTAATATTAATTTTGAATTTTTTTTCTATGAAAATGATTCTATGGATAACACAAAAGAAATTCTAGAGAATTGGATTAAAAATTATAATGGAAAAATTTTTAGCGAACAATTAGGTTTCCCAAAATTTGGATCAGTAATTGATGTCACAAGACTTGTGCTGCTCTCCTATTATAGAAACAAACTGAAAGAACTTTGTTTGTCTCAGCTTAGATCTGACTATACTTTATTAATTGATACAGATATTGTATTCGATAATAGTCATTTTAAAATATTAATGAACAATATATTGAATCTCAATGCCGCTATGGTTGTTGCAAATACTAGACAAAATACATTTGGAGACTTAATGTACAATGAATCTAATGACACATTTTATGATGCGGCCGCTTTTAAAGACAGATATAATCAAGATGCCATATATTTTACTGACTGTCCATTAGTCTTAAGTCAAGATAGAGCTTCATGGAAACATGATAAACCTGTTAAAATAGGATCTGGTTTTAGTGGTTTCTCTCTCATAAAAACTGAAATTCTTAAAAAGTGTAAATGGTCAGTAGTTGGAAATATGCAAAATGTTGAACATGTTAATTTTTGTTATGAGGTCAACAACTACGGAGATATTTTTATCATACCTTCCTGTAAGCCATTCACTCAATTAAATAAAAATACCTTAAATATGCCAGTCATCAAAGAGTACGCTCTTGCACAGATAGAAAAAATCAACAATATCAATCAAATATATATCACATCGATATCGTCTAAATTAGAAAATCAATCTAATGAATAACTTTGTTGCCTCCATAATAGATACTCAATTACAAGAATTTCATAGATTTGATGACAACCTAATAGAAGACTTAGGAGACGAAGAAGTCTTTTTGAAACATCAGTCTAATGGAATAGTAGATATCATAAGAAAAGACTCTATGAATCAAGGGAATATATTTAGATTAAATCTAATACTTCCCTACATGATGAAGTCAATTATAAAATATGTTCCGGTAGGTAGTGGGGTTATATTATGTTTGGGCGATATTTTAAAGAAATCATACAACAAGAAATGTCCAGTTTTATGTTTTTCTAAATATACAAACATCAATGCTTTTTTAATTCCAAATATTGATTTTTTCACCAAGACTGTTTTTGCTGATTTACAGATAACAGCTAATGATCTACCATTTCAAAACAAACAAAACAAATCAGTATTTATTGGGGCTTCTACAGGAAGTTTTGAAGATAATATCAGAGTAAAATATGGCATATTATGCACCACTCAACCTGATCACAAAGGATATATCAGTAATTTATGTCAAAATAGCGAATCAGCATGGACTGAAAAATACCCTCAAGTAAAATCGATAGTCCATAGACCAATAAGTGTTCAAGAACAACTACAAAATAAAATTGTCATTAATATTGATGGAAATACGATATGCTGGAGTAGACTATACTGGCAAATGAACTCAAACTCCATTCCTGTTTATATTAATCCATATGAAAATCAAATACAATTTTTTGATTACATAGATAAAGCCAACTGCTATATAAAAAGTTCACTTGACGATTGTTTTTCTGTTTACGAATCTATTTTAGATAATAACAATCTTGATAAAATGCTTAATATTATATCTAATGGTAAAAAATATTGCAAAGATCTTTTTGATGATTATGTAAATAATCCCAATGAATTTTTACAAGAAATTATAGACAAAATACTTCAACTTTTTTATACAGACAAGCAATAATATCGTTATTGGACTTAATTCAAAACTACAGACTTGACTTCCTCATGTCTGATAGTACAATAAAATAGAGGCCACAGTGATCAAATCAATCAAAATAAATAATGAAAATATCCACTATATGGATAGTGATGATCCAGTAATTTCACATCTAAAATCTGGACAACTTTTTGGATATAGTAATTGGTTGACTCTCAATGAATTTATTCTAGACAATGATGAGGATTCTTTTATTGTGGATTGTGGCGCTCACATAGGAACTTTCTCATTTGTTCCAGCTATATTTTTTGACAAAAAAATGATTTTAATAGATGGGGCTAAAAATAATTTTGAATGCCTACAAAAAACATTCCAGGGAAAAACTAATGTAGAATTACATCATTCTATTTTATTGGATAATGAAAGAAATTGCAACTTTAGTTCAGATTACGGACCCTTCGGATCTGCTTCAAATGACCCAAATGGTTCTGAAAAATCTACTACTCTCGATGCTATCGTAAGAGATAAAAGGGTTTCTGGTATAAAGCTTGATATTGAAGGAAACGAGCCAGAAGCCCTGATAGGCTCAATTAAAACTCTACAATCGAATAAGCCACCACTTCTAATAGAAGTTAATGGACATTGTTTAAGACTACATCAAAAATTACCAAAAAATTTATTTGATGTTCTAGATAACTTAGACTATTTGTATTTTATCAAAAATAATAATACGCTCATTCATATAGATAAAAATGAAATTTTCCCATTCTGCGTACTAGACATAGTATGTATTCATAAAGATAATGAAAAGTTCTATAGTCATCTGTTTGAGATTGCGGAACCCATGCCGGTGATGCAGTTAGTGCATCTAGCTAAACAGAACTATGTGTCCAGTAACCAAGACTGTAAAAACTATTTTGATACTCTTAACCTAGAATTCTAATGGAAATAGTACTTTTTGTATTTTTCGTTCTGTCTGCAATGCTTGGTATACTACATGGTATACTCTCAATGAGACAAGCTAGGAGCAATCCTATGTTTGGAGTCAGACCATCCAAAAACTTATTTACTTTTTTGTTTATGGACTAATAATAAATTATGTCAATTAATAGATTAAAAAATCAACGAGTATATTTAGCTGGAGCAATGGATAGAGTTCCAGACAGAGGAGCAACATGGAGAGATAATATTACTCCATTTCTTCATGGACTAAGTATAGAAGTCTTTAACCCAATACTAAAACCTACTAATATCGGACTAGAAGACCAAGATACTCACCTCATTAAAACCAAGCTGAAACACCAAGAAAGATATGATGAACTATCATCAATGATGAAAACAATAAGATCTGTGGACTTGAGATTAGTGGATATTAGCGATTTTATGATTGTTAATCTGGATCTTTCTGTTCATCCATGTGGAACTCTTGAAGAAATTTTTTGGGCTAATAGACAAAAAAAGCCTATAATAGTTCATATGGTACAAGGAAAGAACCAAACACCTGACTGGTTATTTGGAACAATACCTCATCAAATGATTTTTTCTACATGGGATGAAATTAAAACATATCTAAATCATATAGACTGTTCTGAAAACATAAATACTCATAAAAGATGGTATTTTTTCTCGGTTTAAAGATGCCTAAATACTATGTTAAATCTGGTCATTTAAAGTTTATTATAGATTGTTCCGATCAAGATACTGCCATAATGAAGTCAATTAAAAGATATAAGGGCAGAGGATATATGCTTGGACCTAAAATATGCATTAGCGAACAAGGATTTGAAGATTTTAAACACTGGACCTGTTATGATTCCGATACTTACTTGAATAGAGATTATTGATGATAAAATTAGTAAATGATACAATTTCTTTTGAGGAAATAGACGAGCTATGCAAATGGCTTCAAACTTATCCCCAATTAACCAAAGGAAAACTGACAGAAAAATTCGAAGAACAATGGTCTTCATGGATTGGTTGTAAATACTCTGTTTTTGTGAATTCTGGATCGTCTGCAAATTTAGCAATGGCTCATGTGGCTAAGATCAGTGGACTATTAAGAAATAATAAAATCATTGCTCCGTGCCTATGTTGGGCAACAACGATTAGTCCATTCATGCAACTTGGATTCGATATAATCTTATGTGATACAGACAGACGAAATCTTGGCATGGATCCAGGTCATTTTGAAAAATTATGCGAAAAATATAAGCCATCTTGCGCTATTCTTACACATATCCTTGGATTCCCAAACGATATGGAACATATACTTAAAATATGTAAAACATATGATATTTTGGTATTAGAAGATACTTGTGAAAGTGTTGGAAGTAAATTTAATGGACAACATTTAGGACTCTTTGGCTCCATGTCTTCCTTTTCTGCTTACTTTGGACACCATTTTTCTACCATAGAGGGAGGATTGATTTCAACTAATAGTTTTGAATTATATGAACTATTAAAGTCTATACGATCTCATGGATGGAGCAGAGATCTTAGTGACACAACTAAAAAACAATTGCAAGAGAAATACAATATAGATAAATTCAATGATATGTATACCTTTTATCATTCTGGGTTTAATATTAGGTCAACGGACCTACAAGCTTTTCTTGGTATTTCTCAGCTAAAAACCTTGGATTATAAAAATTCTATACGCTATAAAAATCTTATCTCGTATGATAGTCTAATCGAAAACGGTTTTTGGAAAATAGATATATCTCAATTTGATTTTATTAGTAATTTTGCATATCCGATCATTCATCCTAAAAAAACAGAAATTGCCTCCGCCCTAATTTCTGCAAATATAGAGTGCAGACCACTTGTTTGTGGAAACATTGGTAAGCAACCTTTTTATTCATCGATATATGGATTGAATAAATATGATTTTGCAGATATTGTTCATGAGTACGGATTATATGTTCCTAACCATCCAGATTTAACATATTCTGATATTGAACAGATTAGCAATATCATAAACAACATAACCAAATAATGAATGACTATATAGAGACTAAGGCTCAAATTATCCATAGAATTATAGATATATGCTTCTCTAACAAAGAAGGGCATGTAGCTAGTTCATTATCTGTATTGGATTTAATCTATTACATATACAAAGACCATATTACTACCAATAACCAAAATAAATTTGTTCTATCCAAAGGACACGCTTCTTTAGGTCTATACGCTATACTGGAACATTTTAATATACTCACATCACAAGAGTCTCTAGAAACCTTTTGTTCTTTTGATTCTGTTCTAGGAGGACATCCCACGGTTAAAGTTTCGGGAGTAGAAGCCTCCACAGGATCGCTGGGACACGGTATGCCAATATCGGTCGGGATGGCACTTGCCAAAAAGATAAAAAATGAACCAGGTATTATATTTTGCCTCATAGGAGATGGAGAAGCTAACGAAGGAACAATATGGGAAAGCGCACTACTAGCGTCTCATCACCAATTAAATAATCTCTGCTGTATTCTAGATCGCAATAAATCAACTGATCGGGCTCTAAGTATAGGAAATATGATTAAAAAATTTGAAGCCTTTGAATGGAATACAAAATCTATAGATGGTCATAATTCTGAAGAAATCAAATCGTCTATTAACTCCGCCTTTAACAGTAGTCGTCCTTTATTCATTGAAGCAAACACAACTAAAGGAAAAGGATGCTCTATCATGGAAAATAACCCAGAATGGCATCACAAAATACCTAATTCAACAGAATATCGGTCTCTTCTTGAAAGTATAGTTCGATGAGAAAACAATTTATTAAAAGCCTACAAAATATTCTATACAAGGACACTCGTACTGTTTTATTATTAGGAGATATTGGCGTTTTTGGATTTAGAGAAGAACTTAAAAATATACCTTCACGAACATATAATATTGGAATACTAGAACAGTCCATGATAAGTGTCGCTGCTGGTCTCAGTCTTTCGGGTTTCATTCCATTCATTCATACTATAGCTCCTTTTTTAGTAGAAAGAGCTTTCGAGCAACTCAAGATTGATTTTGGATATCAGGAATTATATGGAAATTTTATTACAGTAGGTAATTCATATGATTATTCAGCATTGGGATGTACACACCACTGTCCTGGAGATATTCAACTAATATCTTCTATTCCAAACTTTAGAATATATGCCCCAGGAACAAGTTTAGAATTTGATACCTTATTATCTCATCAATATGATAATAAATTTGCTAATTATTGGAGACTAAGCGAATATGAAAACAAGAATAGTATGGATGTAATTTCTGGCAAAGCCAATGTGATTAAAAAAGGAGACTTGGCTACTATAGTGGTATACTCTACTATGCTTGATAGAGTTGTTGAAGCTTGCAAAGATCTTGATGTCACAATTCTTTACTATACTACTATTATACCTTTTGACTCAGATACTCTACTACAAAACTTAAACAGTAAAATTATTGTGTGCGAACCATTTTATGAATCAAGTACTAATATGCTGATAAGTAGAGAACTAACTAAGCACAATCATTCTATAATAAATATAGGTGTTCCTAGGTTTTTTTTAAAAAACTATGGATCAAAACAAGAGCAAGACAGTTTTCTAAAATTAGATCAGCAAAACATTAGATATAGGATTATTGAATGTCTAAAGTAATATCCCAATACACAATAAACACTTTTGAGAAAATAGGTCTTGAGCCATTAAGAAATAAGACCATCCTTATTACTGGTTCAAGTGGACTAATAGGAATAAATATACTTTCACTATTACAGAATCTCAGAAAACAGCTAAATATAAAAATATATTGTTGGTCTCTTTCTCCTATATCTAGTTATTTTAATGAAATTTTTGATGGCTGTATGATTATTAATTCCGACCTATCTGATAATCATACAAAAATACCGAATGATCTAATTGGTGCTTTTGATTTTATATTTCATTGTGCTGGATATGGACAACCACAAAAATTTATTGAAAACAAAATTTCTACCATTAATATAAATACACAAAGTATAATCTTGTTATTTTCTCTATTAAAATCTAATGGATCGTTTTTGTATTGCAGTAGTAGTGAGATATATAGCGGATTAGATATTGAAAAAATATCTGAAAAAGATATTGGAACAACCTCTCCAGATCATCCAAGAGCATGCTATATAGAGAGCAAAAGATGTGGAGAAGCTATATGTAATATTTTTGCTGATAGTAATCCAGAACAAAATATTAAAATTGCTAGAATAAGTACCGTATATGGTCCTGGAGCCAAGTTGAACGATACCAGAGTTTTGAATTCATTAATACAAAAAGCACTCAATAATAAACGAATAGAGATGCTAGATAGTGGTTCTTCCACCAGAACTTTTTGCTATACTGACGACGCTATAGAAATGCTGCTCACCATACTTCTTCATGGAAAACAAAGAACCTATAATATTACTGGTATTGATATATTAACCATCAAAGAAGTGGCATCGATAATAGCAAAAACAACATCGTCAGAACTAATTATCCCAACTAGCAATAACGGCTTAATTGGAAATCCTAAAACAGTAATACCGACTATAGATAGATATATATCTGAGTTTGGAAATAAATCTTTTATGTCATTTGAATCAGGTATTGAAAATACTATTTCATGGTTTAAAGACTTACTATCATCTAATAATTAATCCAGAAAGAAAAATAAATAATGTTACTATCTATCTTAGTACAAGGAAAAAATGATAACTATGGATCTGACGATAATGGAGTTGGCGGAGTTTCCCAAAGACTAAAATTAAGCTTAAATAAACTAGCAGACAATATTAATAAGCTTAATAAAAAAGATATTGAAATTGTTCTTTGTGACTGGGGTTCAGAACAAAAAATAGTTACCGATTTATTGACAATAAAATGTCCACAATTAAAATGTATTTATGTTAGTCCAGAAATAGGCAAAAAATATAGTAAAGAATCTAATTATTCTATATCTCATGCGTATAATGTTGCTTTTAGACATAGCTCTGGAGAGTATAGAATTTTTTGGGATTCAGACTGTTATATGAGATACGAAGATATGTTAAAACTATATGAGTTTGTTGTTTTACTAAAGACATTAAATATTCAAGATACTTTTTTTTGGGGATCAAGATACCATGTTCCGCGACCCATATGGAATGAATGTAAAGATTTTCAAGAGATAGATAATTTTTTTATTAATGGAGACATATCTAAGTTCAGACACGATAAAATTAATCTAGAGAGTTTCGGTGGCTGTGCTATGGCATTATTAATACATAAAGACATGGGCTATGAAAGTACCTGCTGGTGGGAAGAACTTCCTTATTGGGGATGGCAAGACATAGAATTACATTATAGACTAGCTTCAAGATATAGACTAGGCGTGGATCTAGAAGACCAAGACATGTCATTCTTCCATTTAGATCATCATGATTCTAAACAGGAAAAGCTTATTAATCAATATGTTTTTCCAAAATACTTTAATGTCAATAATAATAACTGGGGATTACTAGATGAAAATCTAGAAATTATATGAAAAATATCTTAATTACTGGCGGAAATGGAATGCTTGGATCTCATATTAATTTTGGTTTCAAACCAACATCACAAGAGTTAGATCTTAAAAACTACAATAGTATTGTAAAATATATAAAAGATCATAATATTACGGAATTAGTACACGCAGCAGGAAGAGTTGGTGGAGTCAGAGCTAATGACTTATATACTTATGATTTTTTGATTGATAATCTAGATATGAATATGAATGTTATAAAAGCTTGCAAAGAATTAAATCTATCTAAAATAACCTTATTATTATCTACCTGTGTATTTCCAGTTAGTCTCGACAGAGAAACCACTGAAGCAGATTTACATACCGGAGAGCCTCATCCAACAAATATAGGCTACGCATATGCTAAAAGGTTTTTAGAAATAGCAGGTAGATGTTTGAATAAACAATTTGGCATAAATTCCTCATGTATTGTTCCATGCAATATGTATGGATTTAATGATAATTATAATCTAGAAAATAGCCATGTCGTCCCTGGATTAATTCATAAATGCTATTTAGCACAACAAACAAATACAGACTTTATGATATGGGGATCAGGTAAAGGAGAAAGAGAATTTCTATTTGCTGGTGATATGGCAAAAATACTAAAAATGATTCATTTGGACAAAATTAATATTCCAGAACTAATGATAGTATCACCGGGACAAACATATACAATTAAAGATGTCGTTGACTTAATTGTTAAACAGTTTAATTTCAAAGGGAAAGTAGTATTCGATACTAGCAAACCAGAAGGAGCAATAAAGAAAAGTTCCTCAAATAAAATTTTTAGAGACATATTTCCTACTTTTAAATTTACTGATTTAGAAAATGGACTAGCAATCACAATAGAAGATTTCATCAGAAACTATACAACATTAAGAAAATAAGGATAATAATGTTAATCAGTCAAGATATTAAGTTAGATTACGACGATGTCCTCATTGTACCACAAAGAACAACGCTTGAAAGCAGAAAAGATGTTTATTTGGAAAGAGAGTTTAAATTTTACCATAGTCCAAGAATTTGGAAGGGAATCCCGATAGTCTGCTCAAACATGGTACCATTAACCTCTAAAGCTATGGCCATACAACTATCTGCACATAAAATGGTTACAGCACTACACAAATATTATTCAGCATCAGAGATATTTGATATTATTCAAGATTCAGGTATTGATTATACATGGATGTCTATAGGAAAATCCGATCAAGAGATAGACCGTATAAAAGAAGTGTCTAATTTATTAGGTCGGTCTCCAAATATCGTTATTGATGTACCAAATGGGTATATGGAATCCTTTGTATTATTTTGTCAAAAAATTAGAGAGCACTTTCCAGACAGTATCATATGTGCCGGTAATGTTACAACACCAGAAATTTGCGAAGAATTAATTATTCATGGTGGAGTAGATATTTGTAAAATTCAAATCTCTCCAGGATCTCAGTGCGAAACGCGTAAAATGACTGGGGTTGGATATGGGACATTTTCATGTATTCATGAGTGTTCTCATGCTGCTCATGGTTTAAAATCAAAGTCTGGTCATCTTGGACTGGTTATGACAGACGGTGGCTGTAAGACTCCGGGAGACATTTGTAAAGCCGTGTGTGGAGGATCTGATTGGGTGATGCTTGGAGGTATGTTCGCCGGTACTGAAGAATGCGACGGAGAATGGACTTATGAGTATTTATGCAATAAGGCTGGGCTAGCTGGAGAATTCTGGCAACCCTTTTCACCAGGATATGAAACAAAAAAAAGAAAAACTAGTCTAATATTCTACGGCATGTCAAGTCATTATGCTCAAGAAAAACACGGAGTTGGAAAAAAACAATACAGGGCTTCTGAAGGTAAAGTATCAAAAATATCATACAAGGGACCGGTAGATGATATTATTCAAGAAATACTTGGTGGACTGCGTAGTTGTGGAGCATATATAGGAGCTAAATATCTAAAAGACTATTCTAAATGTGCAAAATTTATCAAAATAAATAGGTAACCAATGAATATAAACATTTCTGCACCAATAAATCATACTGGATATGGTATTGCTTCTTTAAATATTATTAAACAACTAGCTACTAAAACTAAAATAGCTTATTTTCCAATAGGCAATCCCAACGTTGATAATCAAGAAGAGTATAATCTTATATCTTCCCTGATATATAATAGCAGGGACTGCAAGGTTGATGCTCCATTTTTAAAAATTTGGCATCAATTCGATTTACTAAATCGTATAGGACGTGGAAAATATTATGCTTTACCCTTTTTTGAATTAGATAAATTTAATGAGCTAGAAAAAAAACATATGACAGTACCAGATACTTTATTGGTATCAAGCAATTGGGCTAAAAATGTAATAATATCTAATAATATTCAGACACCCATCGAAGTTGTTCCATTAGGAGTAGATCTTTCAATATTCGATCAGTCTCTTTATCAAAAAGAACAACTAGACGATTATGTATTTTTAAATATTGGTAAATGGGAAATTAGAAAAGGACATGACATATTATATTCTTTATTTAAACAGGCTTTTCCAAATGAAAAAGATGTAAAATTAGTCTTATTAGCATCAACAACAACTAACTCATATTCTTCTAAAGAAGAAGTTCAACAGTGGAGGAAACTATATTCATCTAATAATATCAGTGTTATTGATGGCGTTTCTTCGCACACCGACGTTGCAAAATTAATGTCACAAAGTGATTGTGGTATTTTTCCATCTAGAGCAGAAGGATGGAATTTAGAATTATTGGAAATGATGGCAATGAATAAACCAGTAATAGCAACAAATTATTCCTCTCATACTGAATTTTGTAATTCTGATAATGCATATATGGTAGAAATAAAAGAAACAGAACCCGCTTATGACGGAAAAGCTTTTAATGGACAAGGTAACTGGGCTAAAATATCGCAAGATCAAAAAGATCAAATTATCGAGCACATGAGATATCTATATAAAAATAGAATCAATTCTAATGAAAATGGCATAAATACGGCTAAAAAATTCTCTTGGGAAAATACAGCCTCTAAGATATTGGGTGTATTTAACGAATAAGGAGTAACATATGCCAATTCCAACACCCAAAAAAGACGAAGATAATCAGGCTTTCGTAGCTCGCTGTATGGGTAACGAAACCATGAAAAAAGACTACCCAGATAATGGTCAAAGAGTAGCGATTTGTTTGGGTCAAACCAAAAGAAAATCCAAAGGTAATTTATTAGACCAGGTTTTGGAAGTATTAGGATTTAATATGGTCTATAATTGTGAAAATTGTGATGATACAGAAGGCGAAGAGTTAACATTATCAAATTTGGTTATTCCTAAAGAAGAAGATTATATAGATGCTGGAGAGCAAACTGAAGAGTGCGATATTTCCCATATAGTAGCATCAGAATATCAAGGAAGAAAAGTAACTCTTAATAAATACTTTAGAACACCAGATGGTCCTAAAAAATTTAGTGTTTATGTTAAGAATGAAAAGGGCAATGTTGTCAAAGTAAATTTTGGTGATCCAAATATGGAAATCAAAAAAGATATTCCGGCAAGAAGAAAAAGTTTTAGGGCCAGAATGAGATGTGATAATCCTGGACCCAAGTGGAAAAGTCGATATTGGGCCTGTAAGAGCTGGTAGAACAATTTATATTTACTACAAACAATGGACTAATAATTATGACTAAAAGTATAGAAAAACTATTAAATGAACAATCTCAAGTTTCTGAAGTAAATCACACTGCTATAGCAGAAGAGAGTACTAGTCCAGACATAATATCTGGTCAAGAAGTTCAAGGATACTCATCTGATGCTGTGATTGAGTTACTTAAAAAATCGCTCAATATTCACTGGCAACAAACTACTGTTTTAACAGCTCAAGCAGAACATCTTGATAGATGGGGATATAAAAAACTAGCAGCAATTTTTAAAGCAGACGCTATCCAAGAACAAACACATGCTGCAATTAATATTAAAAGATTAGAATTTTTTGATGTTGACTATCAACCATTAGTAGTAAGTCCTCCGGTTTGGAAAAGACATGATATGGTATCAATGATTAATTATAATCTTGATTCAGTAAGAGAGGCATCAGCTGCCGAAAGAGCAACTATCATTGCTGCCAGAGCGGTAGGAGATGAAATTACAGCAAATATGCTTATTGAACTTCTACAAGGTAGTGAAGACGGAATTCAATTATATGAGAGTTTTCTAAAACTTATTGAACAAATGGGTATTGATAACTTCTTAACATTACAGGTCTGATTACTAGATATTGTATAAATTATCACTAACTTATAAAGGGTCACATAATGGACAGAATTCATGATCTTCTTAATGGTATTAAACAATCAATATCTATTTATAAAAACAAATTAGATATTAAAAAATCTCAATCAGAACACTTAATGCATATGGATCCTTTTAGTATTGGTGATTATGTTAAAAGTATCAATACTTCTTGTATTCACTATGGAAGTGAAGGAGTAGTAGAAGATTTAGAGTCTTTACCAAGAAATATGGGCAAAATAGTTGTTTATAAAACCACCAATGCTGGATCTAAATGGAATAAAGGAGATATCCTTAGAAAAACTGAATCTCAATTAGTCAAAGCTAGTTTGCAAATGCAACAACATAGAGAGCCATCTATGACCATAGATGATCAGACTAATACTAATGATATTACTTCTGAAAATATTGATGAGCCAACAGTAGTTAACAACCCTACCAATATCAATGAGCCTATGGATAATGCCGATACTAATAGTCCAAAAAAACTTGATAATGAATCTTTTGATCAATATAAAACAGAATCTCTTGAGATGGCATTGAGCTCTCTAAGAAAGATATTAAATAATGTATCCAGTATTTTGAATAATTCCGATTTGGATCGAGTAAAAGAAAATTTGACAGAACCCTGGCTTCAGGGTATGATTGCTGTTGTTGATGATAAAATGAGCACCATTCACGATTTTGTCAAGTTCTATGATCCAGAGGACGATAGTGAAGAAACCGAGGCTGCTCGTAAAGAAATAGACCATCATCGCAAGCATCATCACAAAGAAAAACCAACTACTAAAGTTTCATATAGAGTATTACCAGCTTTGATAACACATATTAATCCATCTCATGATCAGCACAATCAAGAGGAAACACACGAAGAGCCAAATGAAAACCACGGACCAACAAATAGTACGCCTCCTAGCAGTGACCCACCAGCGCCACCAGCAGCACCAGCAGCACCAGCTTCAGATAGGCCTGGATTATGGGAGAACATCAGAAAGAAAAAACAAAGAGAAGGAAAAAAATATAAGCCAGCTAAACCAGGAGATTCTGACAGACCATCCCCAGACCAATGGAAAAAGCTGACTAAGTAGTATTGATGATTTTGGATTGATTTTATTTAGGATTAGGATTTACCTTAAAGGACAAAAAATGATTAAAGAATATGATAGTCTAGATACGTATATTAACTTAGCAAAAAAAACTATCTCTAAATTTGGGTCTAAATTTTATTCAGGCCTCTCAAAAGAAATGCTACAGAATAGTGATGCTGTTTCTGATGTTGCAACGGCTATCATGTATGCCGATTGGAGGTTTGACCCTAACAGAAAAGGTAAGGGAGGAGAACAAAAAACCCTATATTCTTATCGTAATCAGTGTGCCTTGTGGGCAATCAAAACATATGTTAGTAAGAAATATAAGAAATCCAAAAGTATCAGTTTAGATTTTGACTACAACCAGGACTCTGAATCGCTCAATGCTCATATAGCAGATCATCGTAGTCCTAACCCGATTGACTGCTTAATAGAAAAAGAATCAGCAGCAAACTTAACAAGAGATATTGCAGATCTTTTAGATAATCAAGTACTCTCAGATAAACAAAAAGATCAGATTAGACTATACTATATACAGAATGAAACCCTTTCAGCTATAGGTAAGAAGTATGGAGTTTCGAGAGAAGCCGTAAGACAGAATATTAAGAGAGGATTGGAGATCATCAAGCAACATGATAAATGCAAAACTTAATCTAGTATTACTTTTATTAGATGAGGAAACATTTAAATATAAGATAATATCACTATCAGACACGTCTATAGTCTGTCCTTCTGTAGATGTTTTTGAATTTCAAGACATATATGAGTCAATCAGACTATTATTTAAAACCCATTTAGTAATTACCGAAGAACAAAGTTTTAGTTTTGACTATAAGCTCACAGATATAGTGATCCATGATATATTGAATATTTATTATCTGACTATTGTGTCTCATGATATAGAAAATAAATATTCCTACAAATTACCTATTAAACAATATGAATTTAATTTACCAAATTTATCAAAAATTATTCAACGTCTTTAATAAAAAAAGATCTAGCGAGCAAAAAGACCAAGATACTGAAGAGCCTAAATATTTAGGCGGTGTTTTTTTAAAAATAACAGAAGATCTAGAAATAGATATTGGCTGTGTATTACCAGATGTTCAAGGATTATCTACAGATGAAATCTCAAATATATCAGAAAAATATGCTGAACTTTTAATTATGATTAATAGTGGAATATTTCGAAACCAGATGTTCGATATGATAAAAAACAAAACCAAAACCATAGAAGATGATGATATTAAAGAGCAGCTATTTATTGATAATCTTCTATTTTTTGATAAGATACTTACCCAGGAATTAAATAAAGCGACTAAAAATAATAAGCCTTTAATTCGACCAGTATCGGTATTTAAAAATTCTTAGTTTGTTAGGATATCGTCTTTTACCTATTATATAGGGTGTATTCTTAAGATAAAAGAAGGAATATCTGAATGTACGACTCTAACACTATCGTCTGGGAAAAATGGATCGACCCTTTCAGTATGGAAGAAGATCTTGGTGACTCATTAAATAATGAAGATCCGGAATTTTTGGATGATGATTATGCTCCAGATCAAGGAAAAAGTAAAACGCAAGATTTAGCTCCTAGTTCTTTCAGGCATTTCAAAGCAGTTGCAACCCCTATGGGTATCATACCGATCAATGAGAGCACCACCAGCGGCAAGGTATTTAATTTTTGGGTAGGGCATACCAACTTTAATATAAGCAAGCCTATTGCCGAAGTTATAGAAAATGCAGAAGGAGTAGAAACATTAGATATTTTTACTAGGTATAGATTCAGAATATCAGTTGGAAAAGCATTTGATGACTCTACTGTTATGAGAAATATTAATACCAAAGTTTATACAGAGTTAAATGAGGCAAACTATTAATAGTATAGATTCAGAACTACAAACTCTTCATTCTTATAATGTTGATATTAAAAATAGAGAAGTATATTTACATTCCTATATGTCTGATTCTGATATTGAACCAGGAGTAGATTATCGTACTGCTGTTACTTTTGAAAAAAATCTACGATATTTAAATTTGCTGTCAAATGACCCAATTTTAGTTCATATGCATCTTCCCGGAGGAGAATGGGAAGACTGTATGGCGATATATGATACCATACAAAAATCTAAATCTAAAATAACGATATTAGCATATGGAAAAGTTCAGTCTGCTAGTAGTGTTATATTACAAGCTCCTAATCTCAGAGTAATAATGCCAAATGCAAATATACTAATCCATTATGGATCTATAAGCATAGATCAAGAACATAGTAAGGCAGCAGCCAGTAGTTTAAGATGGAATGAAAAAGAATGCGATAAGATGATCGATATCTTTGTTGATCGGTGTATGCAAAGTGAATTAGCTAAAGAAAAAAATTGGAAAAGAATGATGGCAAAAAAACACATTCAATCTCAATTAGCGAATCAGTGCGATTGGATACTGACGGCACAAGAAGCATTACATTATGGTTTTGTTGATGCTATTATTGGAGAAAAAAAATATCCTAATATTGATTCTCTAAAAAAAACTAAATAACTATGATAATAGAATACTCTTTTTATGATATAGCGTCTAACGATGCAGAGACCAAGAGTATTTTAACTGAAGCCGCAACTTTTAAATTAGATGCTATATCTGTTCTGCCATTTAACCTCAAGCTAGCAAAGAATATTCTAGGCAGCAGCTCCACCACAGCTCTATCTTGCCCAATTGATTATCCATTAGGTATAATGGACGCTAAATCCAGAAACGAGAGCCTCTCTTTTGCTATAAAAAATGGCGCTAAAATTATTGACATGGTATGTCCCGTTTATCTGTTATGTAATCGTAAATATGATAAATTCAAAGAAGATATTAAAATTAGCCAAAATTTTTGTTTAGAGAACGGAGTTATTCTGAGATACATTCTAGAATATAGAGTGTATTCTTATGAACTTTTATACAAAGTGGCTCAAATTTTACTAGAACATCAAATAGAGACGATATATCCTTCAACTGGATATTTTATAGACAATATTAGCGATAATGTTCTTGCTTGTGCTTTAATCAATAAAAAAATTCCAAAAATTAATATCATTTCAAATGCAAACTTTTGGAACAATAGTCATGTTGAATTAGTATTAAAGGCCAATTTATTTGGTTTGAGAGTCAACTCTATTAATGCCCTAAATATATTGTACAAAAATATACCAAAATAAACACTCTAGGTGTAAATAAAAGTATTCCGCAAACCCTTAAATGGAGAAGAAATAATGGCTACAGCAAAAAAAACAGGTGTTAACTACACTGTTCCACCAAATACTAAAGGTAGTGGAGCACTAAATAATCATGGTTCAGCCGCTAGAGTTGGCTCCGCCTCGGCTGCTCTATCAAATGTTGTTGTTAGCAGAGACCAAACAAGCGTTTTTGGTTCAACAGCACTTGATGATTCCTATTCCGATAAAGCCGTTAATGCTGGTACATTTAGATATAATGACCAGCGTCCGGTTGGCATGAGAGTAAGTAGCTCACTAGCTGGTGTTGCTAATACAGCTCTACGAAGTGGTGCTGGAGTTCCTGGTCAAACTCGTAGTATTAACAAGAGAGAAAGTTTCAGAGTAGTTAAAACAGCTACTGGTATTAGAACAAATAAGTATAATAGATACTCAAATACTTGGGATAATGGCTATCCAGTAAGTGCTACAGAAACCCCAGGTTCTGATAATGCCGCTACTCCAACCAGAAGTGCTCCAGGCCAGCTTACTTACAAGCTTGGTCAACCAGTTCCAGTATCAAATAATGACTATAAGGCCAAGACTGGCTGATATTTGGCTAACAATTTAATTAGTTATGAATATAGAAAGCCAGGGTGTAAAAAACTCTGGCTTTTTCTATTAACGAATTTATGGATTTAAATATGGATAGTATTACGAATTTAACTAGCTATAAATACTCTAGTGTATCCACGCCTACTCCAACTCCAACGCCTGTTTTTTCTTTTAAAACGTATGGGGCTAGGTTTCCCACCATCACTAAAGACGAATTAATTATTCAGCTAACTGATCTAATAATTAATCATCAATATAAAGTATCTTTAATTCCTGATAACGGCAATTCGCTAGAGACCTCTTCTTTCTCATTTTATGCTACTTCTACTAAAAAAACTATAAAAACAAATTTAATTAAAAGCATTTATACAAAAATTGTTAATATTGAAATATCTATTAATAATCTTACTGAAGACACCTATATAAACTATCCTACATTTGTTAAATGCTATGATTATGATGAATGTAGTACAATATGTTTAACTAGCTATACTTATGTCGATACTATTAACGATAATTATAGGTTCTCATTTGCTAATAATCATATTCCTTTTAGTCCTGAAGTTAGTGACTATAAACTAGGATATGGAATTGGTACTTATATACTTAAAAACGTACCTCAAAATCATCCAATAGCGATACTGAATAAAGGATATGAAACCTTTATTTCTTATTATGGAGATTCTACTAAACTTTTACAAAAAGCTGTTGATGGAATAGAATACAATTTTTATTATGGAGACGTTACTTTATTAGTAAATGGAGTTGGAACACGACCTCCTTTATTGAGTTATTATTGTTATTATGATGGATATATGGGAGGCCAAGATCGTTTAATCTTCAATAGAGAGTCATGCATCATTCTCACTCCAACTCCATCTATTACTCCTACCATCACGCCGAGCAGATCGTATAGTGGTTTCTTTCCTTTCAATATAAACTATGTCCCATAAAAATAAAAAAATAGCTGTACTATTATGGTTATTTCATACCGACCTATGGGATGAATTTTATTCTAAACTATATCCGCTAAAAGAATATATTCATTTATATTTAGGTATTGATCCTACAAAATCTAATGCAGCATCAATTGCGAATCAAGCAAATGAAAAATTTTCCAACATAACTATCAAGTATTACCCAAATGCCGGTGGAGACATCCTACCTTTTCTGAATCAAATCTCTGATTTGTCTAATGATAAACATGATATTTTTTTAAAACTCCACTCTAAAAAAAGTAAACTATTTAACTATATGAACTGGAGAATAGTATTATTAGAAAGTTTAATTGGAAATCAGAAAAAATTTCTTAAAAATATTCAACAATTTGATCAAAATGAGACAGGGTGTGTTTGCAACAAGTCTTTACTATTAAATAATCAAGAACATACCAATACAGAACATATACAAAAACTTTGTAATATTTTAGAGATAGACTATCATAATTGTAATAATAAGAGTTTTGCCGCAGGCAGTATGTTTTTTGGCAAGGTCTCACTATTTCAAAAATATTTTAATTCTTATACCCTACCAGAACTTTCTCGTTTACTTCAAAATGAAGTTGGTCATGTTACAGACAATATAGAAGGTAAATATTGTCATGCTTTAGAAAGAATATTCGGATATCTTGTATTGGCCAATAATCTTAAATTTAAATTCTGTATAGAAGACAAAATAAAGATCCTCAACAAACTTGCACCAAACAAAAAATTGCATATAATTAAACTATATAATGAATATTGTTATGCAGAGGAGGATCCTCATGTTTATGGTCGAATCCTAAAAGATGTTGGGGACCACATGATTATAGAATGGCACCACATCAACCCCAACCCTATTGCTAAATATAAAAAAATAAATAAAAATTCCATGATCAGAACCATATAAAATGTCAGTAATTAATCCAGATTTTGATGTTGATATTTATCTAAAATATAATCCAGATATTACTGAGTTTTGTCATAACGTGATCAATAACGCTGATCCTTCTCTTATTAAACAAATGGCTATCGCTCATTATATTGAATATGGTCATAATGAAAATAGAACTTTTAGTAAACAACAATTAAAAGATAAATGGGTAATAGAGGAAGATATAGATAGTACTTTTGATTATGAATTTTATGCTTCAGAATATCCTGACGCTTTAGAATTTTGTCACAATATGCAACACATATCTTTAAGAGAAAAATTATTTAATCATTATGATAAATTTGGCAAAACAGAAGGAAGATACAAAAACGCTAAACAAAAAAATAGAACATCGTCAAAAACAATTAGCATTAGTGAGATAATACCTCTGTCCTCCATCGTACACAAAACAAATAAACTTGAATGCATTTCTCTGCTAATAACACATAGTGAAATACAAAATGGTCAATATGAGCAATTTATTAATAGATTCATTAGTTCTATTAAAAAAAATGAATCTCAAAAATTAGATTTCAAAATCATTGTCAATAAAAATGATAATCTTAAAATTAAAACTGAAAACTTAAAACAGCTATTTCGAAACGTAGATATTATATATCTTAACTTAGAAAAAAATGATGATCTTTATCTTAAAAATAATCAAAAAATAGAAAAAATACCCACATACGGTAGAAAGTCTGGACCAAATGTAATGTTCTATCGGGGATTAGATATTTGTAAATCATATAATACTACATTATTTTTAGAAACAGATTGTTTCTTTAATCGTTTATGGTTAACCAAACTAAAGAAATTTATAGATCACTGTAATGGATTTTGGATATCTGGAGCTCTCTATGATGGTGTTATTCCAGGTAAAGCAGGATCAGAAATTTGTACACACATTAATGGCGGGGTAGGACTATATGCCACAGGCAACGACACATTTCGTCTTTTTATGGGATATTGCGAAAACTTTTTGATAGAAGAAATCTCAAATGGTTTAGTAGGACTAGCATATGATACCGCTATCAAAATGTATATAGATCATATAATAAGCACTAATACTACACAAAAAGAAGATATCTTAGTTTCTAAATGTATTCGTCGAAACTACTTGCCTAATAAAATTATTGGGAATTTTAGTACTATAAATGACATCTCTTTAAAACTTAAAGATATTAATAAAACATATAATTACTATATAATACATAAAAAATAAAAATTACCTATGATATCAAGACATGTGTACACATATTACGAGCCTATAGACAAAATAGATAGAGACAATCAAGAAGATCTAATTAAAATTTGTGCAAAATCTTGGAAACAAAATGGTTGGAAATTTATTGTATTAAATTATGAGAAAGCCAAAGAACACCCATTTTATCTCACGTATTCTGAAATAATTAAAAAATTACCATCTATAAATCCGCACTCTTACGATTATCATTGTTATATGAGATGGCTGGCAATGTCTCAAATTGGTGGTGGACTAATGATAGATTACGATGTAGTAAATACTAATTTTCAATATGAAGACAGTATTCTATTAATCGATAACAAAAAGTTAACCGTCTTACAAGATCATGTTCCTTGTGCGGTCTATGGGTCTTCCGAACAGTACTTAGAAATTTGTCAAAAATTTTGTGAATTAATCTATAATCCAAAATGCATTATTGAAATTAACAATCAGCCACACACTTCTGATATGATTATGATCGCTATAGAATTTTCAGAAAAAGATATCAATAAACTAAAATATGTAGTAGATTATCCAAATACGGCTCCTTTAATTCATTGTTCCAACAGATTTTGTACAGAAAATAACAAAAATAAACTTGAAGCAATGAGCGAAATTATAATAGATAAAAATAAAATGTAATATAAAAAGTTAAAGAGTATATGGATCTCTTAGAATTTTACAAAGATAATTCAATAGAAATAGAAATAGATTTTGATGAAAATTTTTATCAAAATGAATACCCTGATTTGTTAGGCTATTGGTCTCCTTGGGCTAAAGATAATGGATTTTCAGAGAAACAAAGACTTTTCCATCATTACTATTTATATGGCAAAAATGAAGGAAGATTCAGTAGCGCAGAAAACAAATATAGGAATGCACTAGAAAAAAAACAACTCGTGTCATCTCATGGATTAGATATAAAAACCAAAGGTTCTATTATTAGCATTAACTCAAATGAAATTGATTGGCAATTGCCAGCATGCACAGAAAAATTTTATTTTTATAATCACGCTTTTATTGATGCAAAAATAGAAGAATATTATGTTTCATTTCCTTGGGCTACTTTTATAGACAGAGATATGGTTCTAGACGATAAAGCTATAAAAAAAATCAAAAATATCATATCTATGAAAGATAGTGGTAAAAAACACACAATTTGCCAGCATATTAGATATAAACGTTTAATTGATCTATGGGAAGAAATCGGAATCACAGACGTTTATTTATCTCATTATGAAAAAAATGTAAAGAATACAGATAAGATAAAATTTCATCCATGGGCTTTGACAGCAGCAAATTACGAAAATAAAGATAGGTCAAGAGGTTTAATGATCAAAGAAAATAAAAACAAAAAATATTTAGCATCTTTTATTGGGGGTTATAAAGACTGCTACCTTAACACAACCAGACTAGATTTAAAAAATATACTAGAAAAAGAAAAAAAAATAATCTACGAAATAAAAGATGAATGGTTTTATCAAAAAATTGTTTTCCAAAAACAGATAAAAAATGAGAAATTGTCTAGTGAGTATATGGAGTATTATGAGAAAGAAACTCAAAGATATAATAGTACACTCAGTGACTCAATATTTTCTTTGTGTCCATCGGGAACCGGACCCAACACAATTAGAGTGTGGGAAAGTATGGCAATAGGTGTTATTCCTGTAATATTCTCAGATGATTGGATACCACCTAAAATAACAGGTTTAGAGTGGAATAATTTTGCTGTTTTTATTAAAAAAACAAACTTGGAAAATACTATTTCCATACTTCGCTCTTTTTCGAGAAAAAAAATAGAGACAATGAAGTTAAATTGCATCAACGCTTATAAATATTTTAGACAAATGGATTGTTTTACTAATAGGATTTTTTATGGATAAAATGGAAGAAAAATATTCAGGGTCTTCACTTGATGGCCCTGCGGATATTTTCGATAAATTTAAAATAGCAGAAAACTACAAACATATATTGATAGAAGCGGACGAAAGGATTTCGCCAATTACATTCAAACCTTTTTATGTTTGGCCAAATTTACAAATACCATTCAGATACTACTTTAAAGATAAATCGCTCAGTATTTTTATTATAGAAAATATAGTTCATAATTTTAATTGGCTTGATGAATGTAAAAATAAAATCAATGATAGTCATTTTTTCTTTGTTTACTGTGGTTGGTATATGGATAATCATCATGCCAGGCACTACCACGAAATGTTCGAGTATCTAAAACTGAATAAGAATAATTTCTTTTTTCTGTTTAACTCTATTCAAGAGAAAAATTTATCACGATTTTACAATTAGTGTTTAATAAATATAATGTTCAAATTAATGCTAAAGACTATTTTGCAAAAAACTATTATCATAAAATGAGAAATGATACTCATATAGATGAGATTAAAAATATTTTTTATGAAAATTAATCTATTTACCACTTATTTTAAGCCTGAATCTGAGGACAGGCAAAAAGAGTTAGACTATTGTTTAACTCAGAACTTAAAAAATCAATACATCAATAAAATAAATATATTTCTTGATCAGAATACTAGATCTTCTGATTTATACCGTTTTTTTGAAGAGATAGATGATTATATCTACTCAAATAAATTAAATTTCATAAAAATAAATAGAATCCCGACATATAAAGACTGGATTGACTATTCTATCAAAAATAATGATATTTCTATATTTGCTAATGCAGATATATATTTCGACGATAGTATCAACAAAGTATACAAATATCTTGAAAAACCAAATAGCTTAATGTGCTTGTCTAGATATGAAGATTTTGATGAACATATTGTTCCCCACGAAAACCCCCAATGGTCGCAAGATTCTTGGATTATTAATTTTAGCAAAGAAAATAATTTTAGCTTTATAAAAGAACTAGATGTACCAACAGGAAAGTATCGCTGTGATAATAAAGTGGCTTATATTTTTTCTGTGCAAGGTTGGGATCTTTATAATCCTTTTTATGAGATAAAGTCTTATCACAGACACAAATCCAAAAAGAGAACATATGATCAAGCAGACACATCTATTATTGGATCTTTGGCTTTTGTTAGCCCGACAACTAATCCGGAAACTCCTTCAATCGTAGAATATCATATAATGCCGATTAAAACTGCCAATATTAAAAAAGAAGCAATCGTTAGTCCGTGGCTTGAGAATAGAATTAGCGGTCTTGAAGACTCAACGCTTGACCGTAGCCTAGATGAACCTATGGATTTTATTATTTTATGAGGGTGATAGAATAAAATGAAATTTAAAATAATACTCAAAACAAAAAATGAAGATAATCTAATAGATATGTGGATAAAATACTATTCTAAAATGGTAGGCAAAGAAAATCTAATTATATTTGATAATCATAGTACCAACCAAAAGGTTTTAGATGTTTACAAACAACATTCGATAGAACCAATAGCTATTGATAATCCAAATTCAATTGATTTTTTTCATAAACATGCAAATTTTTATGAAAACATATTTTCTAGTTGTGATGCTTTTGCCATTTTAGATACAGATGAATTTTTGTGTGTTTATGAAGACGGTGTATTTAGAGCAGATAAAGTTTTAGATACAATACAAGGCTCTGAAGCTCAAGTTGTTGGTTCTATTTGGTTAGACCAAATGCATCTAAGCGACAGTATTGAATATTTTTTACCAAATAAAGATTGGAAAATTGATCACAATAAAAACTACGGTAAGTCTATATTTAAAACATCTTATCAGGGAATTAAAAATTATATTTATGGACATAATATATGTTGCAAAGATACTGATACAAATACCAATTTAATTTTATTGCATCTAGATAGAACAAACCCTGAAATTAGAATTAAAAACTGTATCGATCTGAGTATGATAGAAAGCCATAATAATCAGAAAAAAGAACTGCTTGATGAACTTCAAAACATTAAACTGACAAATAAAGCCAGTAATTGGTTTCTAGATAGCAAATTTCCTGATAATTTTATGACAGGGGTTCATAAATTAAGAGAGATACAAGAATATTATCGAGATAAATATTTTTATCTAAAAAAATACTATGGAACAAATGAAGAATATATCAGAACAAATGTAATTAATCATTATATTTATGGAGAACAATATAAACAAGAGATTGTTTATAGAAAAAATTCTTTTAAGAGAAAATAATGGGTCATATATTAGACTTAAAATCAAAATACAACTTAACTATTAATGTTGATAAACAGATGATTTTTGATGGACCAGATCCTCAAAGACCTTGGTTTTCTTCTTTTACAATGGATATTAAGTTAACCGATGAAGCAAATAAAGAAATTATTTTAGACCAAACACAAAAAGATGAAATAATAGCCGTTCTTTCAAAAATAGGGAGTATAAATGGAAATTGAAGTAGAAAATGACTTTGACGAAGAATTCTATGAGGCAGTCTTGCCTGAGGTCAAAGACTATTATGAAGGCTCTCAATTATCTAAAAGAGAAAGATATTACCATCATTATTTGAATTACGGACAACATCTTTACAAGAATTGCACGGATGCAGAGAGAAAACTATTTGGAGACATTGAAGTAAAAGGGAATTTCAATGAAGATCTTCATGAGAAGAGGCATCCTGAAGTTAAAGAATATATGATCTATATGGGTGATTGGGTAGCACAATTATCTAAAAGGAAAAGATACTACCACCACTACTCCACCTATTGTGTCCCTGGCTGTGACACTTCTTCATTAAAAGAGATTAAAGAATATATACAAAATATAAGAAAAAAATTGATAGATAACCAAGAACTATACGAAAAACATAAAGGCTCAATTGTTCTTGTTAATCATGTGTCTAATCCTTACGGAGCCACACATTATCTGTTAAGCTTATTCAAGTTACTTAAAAAAGAAGGAGTCAAAGTCTGCTTATTGGATGAGATAGTAAATGAGAAACTTTACTCAAAATATCAAATAGATACAAAAGATGTGATTTCATACGAACAAGACCTATTACTCCTCTGTTATATCTACGAAAAAATCAAACCCAAGGTTTTTTACTTAAACTCGATAAGAGGCATATTTGTAGATTTCATCAATTTGAAAAATCCAAATGTGATCACACACAGTCATGAAATAGCAGATGTATACGGACGGTATGACTTGTTACCGACTTATGTCGTATCTGAAAGAATCCAGAAGGAATTTGAAGACCAATATAACCATAAACCAAAAATTCAATCCCCAATATTTTTAGATGAAACTCTTGAACTTATAGACAAAGAGTTTAACAAGAAATTACCGAAAGTTTCAAATAGCAAAGGAGACATGGATCTTTCAAAAATAACTATTGGAATGTGCGGCCAGACCGAGACTAGAAAAAACCCAGAGCTTTTTGAGGCAGTTTCAAAATTATATCCTCAATACAATTTTTTATGGATAGGGGGAGAAAAAGGACACTTCACAGACTCCGACAATCTGTACCATGTTCCTGTAGTACAGTTACCATTTGTCTACTATAAGCTAATGGACTATTTTATTTTATTTTCTCAGGAAGACCCTTGTCCGTATGTGGTATTAGAAAATTTGTATGTTAATAATAAAGTAATTACATTCAAAGACAATATATATACAGATCATAAATGCGAACAAACAAAAGAGATATATTTTGAATTTGACGGGGAGGTATCACTTGAAAATTTATGTAAGGTCATAGACCAGCAAGCTGTCGAAAAAACAAACAGAAAAGGAAATGGTAAAAAATACATAATAGATAATTTTACTTCCATAAATATAGAGTGTCT